TGATTGTAAGTCGGTATTACTACCGAATATTTTGGGGATTGCATCACTAATCCTTAAAGTTTATTTAAAATTATTGTACCGCAGTTGGCTCTACTGTTTCTGCTGGAACAATTGCTTCTAAAGATTGTTATGCTGGTGGGATTACATCAATTATAGGTGGAATAGGCTCAACTACAGGCTCAACTACAGGCTCAACTACAGGCTCAACTACAGGCTCAATAATAGGCTCAACTACTGGAGGAGCAGACCAAGGCAATGGAGGATTCACCACCGCAGGTGTGTACTGAGCAGTAATCCATGCAGTAATCTTGTCTGTGTACTCTGCCCATGTCCATGCTGGCGTATAGGTCTGAACCCATCCCATGACTTGTTCTTGCGTTAAATCAGCATAAGGAATAGCTGATTGTGGGTCGCTTGCTGGAATGTCGGTAGAGCCTTGCATAGCAGTTGAAAACTTACCATCGTCACCTTCATAATTCCAATAGACTCGGAATACATACAAGGGTACTGCTTCGTAAAGAGGATAAGCCTCCATTGAAGTGATTGTTGTTGTGAATGTGATTGCCATTGTTTTTCCTTTTAATTAGCCGATTCGCCAGTTGGTTGCGTCCGAGTAGACTGGTACAGGGTTTGAGCCACCACCAGCAACGATTGAAGCAAAGGTTGTAGCAGTTGCATCCGTTACAAATGCCCTTGCACCTACTCCGCTTGTTGATGCAGAAGGTAAAGTAGCTACTGTGTAGTTAGTAGATTTAGTAACGCCATAGGTCTGAGTTAGTGTAGTGCTTGTATTACCAATAGTAGTTGTGTTAGAGCCTAGTCCTACTGCTGTGTAGCCAATAACCATCTCGTTGGTGTTGTTGTTAGCAGAGCCTACTGTTTGAACACCTATGTAAGTATTATTAGAACCTGTGGTGTTTGCGTTAGAACCTGTACCATAGCCAGCGTTATTTCCAACGGCTACTAAATTGTTTCCAGAAATATTTGCATATAAAGCATTCCTTCCAATTCCTACGCTAGAACTTCCAGAAATGTTGGCGTTAAATGCGGTTGAACCTATAGAAACATTCCCACTTCCAGAAGTATTTACTGGTAATGAGGCATAACCCACGGAAACATTGGCATTACCAGTGCTATTTGAATATCCTGAGGTGTAACCATTAAATACATTGTAACTTCCTATGCTATTTGAATATCCTGCCTGATAACCATTAAAAGTATTATATTGCCCCACACTATTACTATACCCAGCCTGATAACCCACCGCCACATTGCCTGTACCTGATTGCAGAGTAGCTACTGGCACAGAAAATCCACTACCAGTACCACCAATAGATGCTGCTGGTGCAGTTAATACTGTCGTGGTATCTTTAAAGCCTACACCATTAGATGTTAGTGTGACTGTGGTAACTACTCCACCAGCGACTACAATCGTTGCAGTAGGGTAAGTGATTGCAGTAGAGCCACTTGATAGTGTCATTACTACGCCAGTATATGTACCTGTTGTGTAACCTGTACCGCCTGTAATTGTGCCGAGTGTGGCTACATTGGTGGTATTATTTGTTAAAGCCTGTGTGCCGATTGCAGTAAGGTTTGAAGAAACAGTATTGTATAAAAGAGAAAAATAACCCAATGCACAACTGCTATTGCCAGTTATGTTATTTCCTAAACTATAATATCCATAAGCTGAATTGTAGTTTGCGCCTACGCTTCCATTGCCTAATGAAACACTTCCATAAGCACAGTTTGCAATACCAGTTGTATTAACCGATAAAGCATACTGTCCTGTAGATACATTCCCAGAACCAGAAGTTACTGACCTTAAAGATTGATAGCCAACAGCAACATTTCCAGTTCCAGTAGCTGTAGCTGTCATAACACCACTACCCACAGCCGTATTCGTACTTACAGCACCACCACCTAGTCCTACTGTTACTGTGTTGATAGTTACATCTTGAGCAATAGCTAGATTACGCTTACTCCCTGTACCAGCATTTTGAGTAGAGATAGTTGCTGTATTGGCAGTAGTAGTCCAATCTACAGATAGACGCTCATAATTACTAGCATCTGTATAGGTGTTATATAGTCTAAAGGCTTGTGCATTGGTAGAGTTGCGTTGCGCTAGAGTGTTGGCGGAGTCACGGTAGAGAGTTAAATCTGGAGTATCGTAAGCATTTACAGTGCTTGAAAATCCAATTTTATATATGCTTCCAGCAATAATGCCAGAGCCATACATTAAAGCTCCACCAAGTGAATAAATATTCGAGAAAGAAGTTAATCCACCAGCAAAGTTTACTTGGCATTTACTTACCCCACCAACTTGATAGTCAGCTAAAAGTGCTGAACCAGCGTTAGCAATATTAGTGACATTTACTTTAAAAGCCGTTGGATTTCCAGTTGTATTCCAAGTCTGCGCTACAGAAAAAGCTGTTCCTGTTAAAGAGCCTGATGATGCGGTAAGCGTATCGTTACTAGAAAAAGTACCTTGTGGAATTGATAATGCGTTAGTAGTAGTAACTGCTGTTCCTGTTGTGGCTGTATATCCGCTAAATACGTTACCAAGTTCTAATTGAACTGTGGTGCATGAGCCAGTAGGAGTTAAAGTAAGCGTACCAGCCGTAGGAGTAAATGTCTTTGAAACGACTGTGCTTGCGCCTGTGCCAACTAAAGTACCACTACTTGTTCCGCTTAATGTAATCGTTCCTGTGCCTGTCATTGACAAGGTATAAGTATTAGCAGTTACAGTAATATTTTGGGTAACCAAAATGGCAGAGTTAAGTACAAGGTTATTACCACCCTGTAAGTTTAGACTCTTATCAACTACAGCGCCATTAAAGCTAGACGCTCCTGTTACTTGTAGGACTCCTGTGCCTTGGTCGTAGGATTGGTTTACTAAAGTATTACCTTGTGGGGAATAGGTGAGTAAAGGTGCGCCAGCAAATGAGCCAGCATTGTTATATTGAATCTGTGTGTTTGAGCCACCAGCAGAAGTTCCACCAGAGTATCCAGAGATGCCAGAGTAGCCAGAGATACCACTGCCACTGTAACCAGAGATACCACTACCGCTGTAGCCAGAGATACCGCTGTAGCCAGAAAAACCGCTGTAGCCAGAGATACCACTGTAGCCAGAGATACCACTATAACCGCTAATTCCAGAATATCCGCTATAACCGCTAATTCCAGAATATCCGCTATAACCGCTAATTCCAGAATATCCGCTATAACCGCTAATTCCAGAATATCCGCTATAACCGCTAATTCCAGAATAACCAGAAATACCTGAATAACCGCTAATTCCGCTATAACCACTTATTCCTGAATATCCACTAATTCCACTAAAACCAGAAATACCAGAAAAACCAGAATACCCTGAAATACCAGAAAAACCACTATACCCACTTATGCCACTAAAACCACTATATCCAGAAACACCGCTTCCTGAATATCCAGAAATTCCACTATAACCACTTATTCCAGAATAACCAGAAATACCTGAATAGCCACTAAAACCACTTATTCCGCTATAACCGCTATATCCAGAGATACCGCTAAATCCTGATACGCCTGATCCAGAGTAGCCAGAAATTCCAGAGTAGCCTGATTGACCACTAAATCCTGAAATTCCTGACCAGCCAGAATAGCCACTAATTCCACTAAAACCAGAATAGCCTGATACGCCTGATCCACTATATCCAGAAATGCCAGAAAATCCTGAATATCCTGAGTAGCCAGAAAAACCAGAGTAACCAGAAATACCAAATCCAGAAAATTGTGTCCAAATAATGGGGGTTACATTAATTGTTCCCTCTACTGGAGCAAGAGCTACCCAGCCAGTATTTGTGTTATATGTACCATATTGAACAAAAGTAAAAGCACTTGGCACTTCTGACCAAACATTCATATCTGCTGTTCTAACCCATACATCAGAACTAGCTACATAAATACCATTTTGAGCAGGGCTGTCTTGGTCTTTGACCAAAACACGATCCCCATTTACAGTTTGATAACCATCAATAATTTGCAAACCAAATAAAGCAATATTGCCACCGCCTTGTGCAACTGTTGTTGTGGCACATTGAGATTCTGCTTTTGGTGTCATGCCTTGAACTAAATAGTCGGCATATTCTTTATTTACTAAATCAGTAGGGTTTATAGGAACAGAATCAACTTGTCCTGTAGTAGCCCTCATATTTTGCAAATAAGCAGAATAAAGATGGTTTTCTAGACCATAAGTTTGAACAAAAGCATCTGAAGAACCAGCAGTATCTAAGTTAACTGCAAAAGAACCAAAAGCCCATGCTTGAGGAATAGTACCTTCATCTCCACGAATAACTGTTAAAACATCACCTGTTCTGGCGGTTACTAAAACAATTTCGTTTATTAATGCGTTTGTAGAATTAACTAAAGTAAGTTTAAATGCTTGACCAATTTCTGGATTAGGAAAGTACTCTCCAGTACCACTAGCCAAATAAATAGTGGTATCAGAAGGGGTTACTGGTAATGCAAGAGTAGTTTGCGCTTGGTTAGCAAAAAGTAAAATAGTCATGGTAAACCCTAAGTAATACTATTAAAGAATGCTATAAGTGTCGTTTGCTACGCCAGTAAATTTAATTTTTGTAATTGGGAAAGTCAAAACATAGTAAATTTGACCTGTTGCAGTTCCAGTAGGAGTTACTTTTGCATAATAAGTAACTCCATTATCTAAAGATAATTGAATTCCTCTGCTGGCATCAGCGGAGTTAAGTACAATTGTTGCTGGATAAACCAAATTAGGAACTAATACTTCTAAAGTAGTTCCAGTAAGAGTGCCTGTAATGGGGCTACCATAGTTGTATGTCATAGTTAAAATCCTTCAGGTTTTGGATATTTAGCCTTAATTTCTAGGCATTTTTGTTTATATTCTTCCATTGCTTCTTTGTTATCAGTAATATAAGCATCAATAAAATCACCAATATCGGGATAGCTATAAATGCGTTTTCTATACCAATCTTGTGCATCAAAATCAGATTGTTGTTTTTGAAGAATTAAAGCTTCTCTTTCTTCAATAGTAATTTCTTTTTTATTACCAATTAAATGATTTTGAGATCCATCTTTTGGATAAGCATGAACAATATTATTTTCGTCTACAAAATGTTTCATTAAACTAGCTCCCACCATGAATTGACTGATCCACTAGAGCTAATGTAATAAGTAGCTCCGGGTGGAATAATTGCCGCCATATTACAGCTATAACCACCGCATCCATTAAACTGTGCCGCCCAATTAGCTACTTGATTTCCATTGATCCAAATAGAACCATTACCACCGCCATTACAGCCAGAATTACAAAATGCTTGAATGTATTTACCAGTTGTATTTGTGTAGGTAGTAAAAGAAGTTTTTATCCCTGTGTAATTAGTCCAAGTCGATCCTAAAACAGGGACAGTTGAAACAGCATTTTCAACAAAAGCAGTAGAAGCTATTTGAGTAGTACTTGTACCATTTGAAGCTGTTGGAACTGTTGGAATACCAGTTAAATTTGGGCTATAAAGTGGTGCATAGTTAGCTAAATTGTTTTTTACATAAGCTGTATTGGCAATAATAGTACTATTGTCATTAATTGCTGGTGTTGGAACTCTAGGAGTTCCAGTAAATGTTTGACTATTAATTAAAGCATAAATATTTAAATTAATACTTCCATTAGTAAGAACCCACGCATTATAGGTAGAGCTATAACTTAAAGTAATTGGGTATCCAGAAGAAGGAATTTCACCGCCAATAAGGGCTGTAGCATTTACAGAAAGAACAGGCAAAACCCCTGTTGCTGTAGATCCTAAAGTTAAATTTAAAGTAGTTGCCCCAGTATTGGCAAAAGCAGACTGAATAACAATAGACATTCCGTTAGGAAGCGCAGTTAAAGACGAAGGAATATTAGCGGTTAAAGCGTTTGCTGATCCACCAGCTACTCCAAATAGATAATATTGATTTTGAAGCTGAACAGATTGAACCAATCCATCCATTACGCCAGCAGTATCAAAATTACCAACAATATCATTTAGTAAAAAAGGCGTTCCAGAAGTTCCTTCTTGACCTCTAACTACCGATAAAGTATCGCCTGATCTTCCATTGCAAAGGCAAATTTCATAGGTTGTAGATGAAGCGGCACTAACTAAGGTAACCATAAATGCTTGACCAGAAGCAGGATTTGGAAAAAGCGCACCTGTTCCGGGAGCTACTGTAATGGTAGTCTGAGTAGCATTAATAGGTGATGCCAGCGTTGTTTTTGCATTATTGGCATAAAGCTGAACTGTCATAAGTTTCCCTTAAACATTTCCGCTTGCATCACCAAGCGATTTTACATATTGTAGCTAAAAACAGCTAAATTTAATACTTACCTTCGGAAAATACATTTACAAATACTGTGCCATCTTCTAATGCTTCGATTTCGTGAAACTTACCATTTTCTTGTTCCATTTTAACTGGCATCCATTTGCCTACATAGTTCATAAGAGTATTTATATATCGCACTTGCATTTCCATTGTTCCATCTTCTTTTTGAAACATCCGAAATTCAGGAGTGCTATTAGGATAAATTCCGTAAGTCATTATGCAGTTGGAATAGGTGCTGGAGGCGGTACATAAGGAGCAATAGTTCCATAATCACCCGCCAATGCGTTATTGTATAAAACAACGCCATAAGGCATAGGGTCATTAGGAGTTGCTGTAAAAGGTAATTCCTCTGGAATTTCTACAAACTTAACAGTTAAATGAATTGCTGTATGAGCTTCATCATTCCAAATAGGGTCTTTTGCATATTCAATAGTTAACATTTTATTTTCCTTTAAGCGACACGAACAGCGATACCAAAAGCAGATGAGGCTTGACCACCACCAGATGAATTAGTACCTAAACCCATCCATTTCCAAGTACCAGAAATTGAGCCTGTTACAGTGCCACCAGTAGTACCATCTGCATTTGCCCATAATTGTATTTGTTGACTTGTTGTTCCAACAGAATAATTACCACCAAAAGTCCAATTAGCTTGATAAGCTTGAATCGATGCAAAACAATAACTTCCAACAGAATTAGCAGAAGGGGCAGACACGCTAAATGTAACCGCACCAGTAGCTCCTGATACTGCCACACCATTACCAGCAACCGCTGAAGTTACTCCACCCCCTGTAAAAGCTGTTGTTTGTGTTGTTGAATCAGGAAATGTAACTCCTGTACTACCCATTGATGTTGACATAAATTAACTCCTAAAAATTAAGGTGTGCCAGCAGAGTTTACTGCGGCTAAAGTTGTAAAATTACCAGAAGAATCTAATGATGCGATAGTTGTAGCACCATATTTAAATATTAGTTTGCCACCAGATTCTGTTATTGAATAATTGGTTAATCCCAATACACCGCTATAGCCAGAAAAACCGCTATAACCAGAATATCCACTAACAGAAATGCCATTAGTTCCATTTGTTCCGCTAATACCGCTATATCCGTTAAATCCACTTGTACCTGAATAACCTGAAAATCCGCTTATTCCGTTAAATCCTGAATAGCCAGAAATGCCAGAATTTCCGCTATAACCAGAAATCCCTGATCCGCTATAACCGCTAATACCAAATCCCGAATAGCCTGATGTACCTATACCGCTGTAACCAGAATACCCAGAAGTTCCAGAAGTTCCAGAAGTTCCAGAATATCCACTAAAACCAGATGTTCCTACACCGCTATATCCAGAAATACCACTATAACCGCTTATGCCAGAATAGCCAGAATATCCTACAAATTGTCCAATATCAGCCCAAGATGTTCCATTCCAAACCCAAAGGTCACCTGTATCTGATGTTACATAAGCATCATTAATTGTATTTCCTGTTGAGGGTAATGCGGCTGAATTTGCAACTGTGCCTTTAATAACAATAGCCGCACCGGGCAAACCGCTATAACCAGAAAAACCACTTATTCCTGATCCAGAATAGCCTGAAATTCCCGATCCTGAATATCCAGATAATCCGCTATATCCAGAATAACCTGATGCGCCAGAACCACCTGAAAATCCAATTCCGCTATATCCAGAATAGCCTGATGCGCCAGAACCACCTGAAAATCCAATTCCAGAGTATCCAGATTTTCCTGAATAGCCACTTGTGCCACTACCACTATAACCAGAATAACCCGAGGTTTGAAAAGCAGGGTATGTTCCGCCTAAATAGACTGTAGTTCCACCTAAAGTAATTCCAGTAGCAAAATTATCATCTAATTCTGATAAAGGAATTGGTGATGTAGCAGAAGCAAAAGTATACGGAACTGACATAAATATTTCCTTTAAACAGGAGTGTACCAACCAATAGGATCACTAAAATTATTTACCCATCCAACAGGAACGCTAGCATCATTTTCCCAAGAAACTGTCCCTGAAGAAATGGTTACTATGTAGTTATATTGAAATGGAAAATTTAATACTTTAGATTCCAAAGCTGAAACAAAAATAGGAGCAATAGCATAATCAGGTATTGTAATAGTTATAGTATTATTTGAACTATAAACAACGCTAATTTTATAAGTTTCATCTATAGGAAAATCAATTCCATCAATGCCTAACAAAAATCTTTTAACTCTACGCTTTAACCATTGTGTAGTGTATTGAAAGCCATCACCTTTATAGAAGTTCCAAGTCAAAATACGCTTAAAAACATCATCATCAACAATATAATAGCTATTTGTGCCAGTTGTTACATTTTGTGTATAAGCTGTAGTGTCATAAGGAACTGTGTCATATACACCTAAAGGTGAAAATTGAGCAGGAGAGCTAAGGCTAGGTCTAGTTACACCATAAATGGCATAAGCTGTCCAATCTAATAAAGGAGCTATTTGCTTTGTATAAATAGGCAAATTTAAGCTATTAGTGGCATCTAACCTAGTTTGTGATTCAGTATTGTAAGCAGTAAAAAAAGCCTGTAAATCTTCGTTATACGGATCTTTTGTATATTGCTGGTAAAGGTAGCTTGGAAGCACTTGTGTAAGCATATTAGCCTTGTACTACTGATACCAATGAAGCATTAGTAGAAAAATAGCTTTCAGGATCACCATAAATTAATAAAGTTCCAGAAGTTGGAGCAGTATCTATTCCATTAATTGCCACTACATAATCAATTTTTGATACTTGACTTGCAGAAATAATGGGTTCTACTGCATTTTGAAAGGAATCTTGCAATTCATAAGTATTAATTGGTTGACCAACAGGAATACTATTAATGTAATCAACAATAGCTGGGGTTGTTAGTTGAGCTACAGCAGTTGGAGATACTAAATTGGTAGAAATAGTGTTCCAAGTAATGACTATTTCAACAGTTTGAGAAGGTGGATTTACAAAAATAATGCTATAAATATCTGGATAATCATCAATAGATACAGTTATATTGCGTAAATTAGGCGTTACAACACCGCCACTTGTATAAGCATGACCTACAGTTGTTACTCCTAAACTAAAGGATTTTTCATCAATAACAGTAATGGTGTAGTTATTATTAAACCAAGATGGCGTAACACCAGCTATGGTAATTACTTGTCCAGTTGCATAGCCATGATTTAAATCGGTAGTGACAACACCCGGATTTGCAGTAGTAATAGCAGTAACAGCAAGAGTAGAACCTACTAAATTAGAAATATCAGGAACGCTATTAAAAATAGCATTAGCTACTTGATAAGGATCGCCGCCGCCTACAATAATTTCCCACTCATTAGTAGCAATTAATCTAATTGAAATCAGCCTAGCTTGAACCCCTATAACTTTTTGCAGTTGAGTTTTAATAAAAGTTGGTACACCTTGACAAGTAACCATACCAGCTTGAACTACTTGAGCTTGATACGAAGCAATTGTTTGTGCTGTAAGACCGGGCAATCCATCATCAGGATTAGTAACAGTAAGGGTAAACCCTGCTGGAACAGAAGTAATAATTTGAGTAACAGTTCCCGCTGGAATAGCCCAAGAACCTTGAACTGTTGCTAAACAATACAAAGGCGAAGTTTGTCCAGAAGTAGCAATAATTCCACCATCCTGAACTGTATATTGGTAAGTACCATCAGATACAGTAAATCCAACAGGAATAACAAAACCAGCAAGACCTGTAAAAACAACATAAACGGAAGTATTAGAACCTTGACCTTGTTCGACACCATAGACTTGCCCCAATTGATAAAGAATTGAAGGGTTAGCCGTTGCAGGGCTAATAGAGTTAACCAAATCCACAAAGGCTTGATCTTGTATTACTACAGCGCCAGCCGCAGTTGAAGCCATATCTTCTACAAGAGAACCCGGAAGGTTAGCTGTAAGACCGGGTGCTAAAGCTGTAGCCGCCGCAATTTCAGCATTTAATAGGTCTGTTGGTAAAGCTGGTATTGCTCCAGCAGTAGTTATTTGAGCCATTAAGTAGCCACCTGAGAAGAAATCGTTGTTCCGTTTTGGAATACAGCACTAATATTATAAGTTGGGTTTGCCGCATTTTGTTGTTTTAATACAGTCAAACTAGCAAAAAATGGGGCGTATTGTGTTTGTGTTCTATTAACCGCTAAATCAGGTGGAATTTGAGTATGGACAGAATTTTGTGCTGGTATGCCATAGTTAGCATAAAAAGGGCTTTCCCCTTGATTTAACCTTAAAGTTTGGGCTAAAGTAGCCAAATAAATATACCCTGTTTCTAAGATTTCTATCCATTGACCTGAAGAATTTACGCCATAAGTTCTCATGTTGGTGTTCCTGTAGTTCCGCTACCAGTTTGTACGCCACCATGAGTATGCGTACTTCCGACAGCTTTTCCATTATTGGTAAGTGTACCTGTACTGGTGTAATTACCAGTTTGCTGAATATCGCCAGTAATTTGCATAGTAGCACCAGTTCCACCAGTAATATGAAATCCATTATCACCAGTAATTGTTCCATGAACTAATAAATTACCAGTAATAGTAACTCCAGCATCATTAATTACCATTTGGGTATCACCACGAACAATGGTAACTCCAGAAGGTACTAAAGTGATTGTGCAAAGATTATTGGTATCTCTAATTACTGCTCCATTTGGAGCATTAATATTTACCGCATTAGGATCAACACTAGACCAATCAGTAGCCCCCAGAGGCACATAAACAAGCGCACCAAGGTTAAAAGGAAGCCCCAAAGGGGATAATGACCCTTTTACTCCAAGACCCGTTATACCGCCTAATCTTGCATCAGCAGATATACACATTCCCAAATCACCAATTTGTACAGGTAATCGAACATAAGTACTTTGGGCTATTGGACAAGTAACAGGTGGAAAAGTATATTGTCCGCCTGTATCAATTTCAAAGTTAACTGTAACAATTGCTCCATCAACAGCTATTACTCTACAAGGCAATTGCCAGCCAAAAGATTGCCTGTTTTTCTCTAATTGAGATTGAACATAATTGCTTATTGATACCGCAAAGGGCGTTTTTTGTTCAGCGGTCATGTTTGATTTATTGGTGAATTAGGGATAATTGCTTCAATAATAGTTACCCAAGCATTGCCATCAGCTTGTCTACTGCTTCCAACATGATGTAATTTTGTAATAAAAAATACGCCATTAAATGCAATTTTATTTCTATATTGAGAACTATTGTTAACAATATTTAAAATAGGTATTCCTGATTGAAAAGAAATGTAATCCCCAATATTTAAGTCACCACGCATTACTACTTTAGCTTGAATAGTATTGATTCCAAGCCAAGTTAAGTTTCCAATAACATCAGTAAAATCAATTTGTCTTGTAGCAATTGTGGTAATAGCAGAATCAGTTAGAAAAAACCCTTCAGAATTAGAAGTAATGATTGCTCCTGTATAAGTAGGATCTTTTTTAATTGATTTGCTAATTTGATTTATTTGACTTGAAAGTGTTAATAAGTCAAAATTTTGAGCTTGTGTATCTTCTGTATATACCAATCCAGAACTAAATGAACCATTAATATTTGTTGTTGGGTAAGCAGTTTTAAGGGCTTGTTTTACAGCAACAGTTAATTCTTGATCTTTTTTCATTACAAAAGGAATGTTACGCAAAGCGTTAGAGTCCACATACCCCGGAACAATAACTAAATCTAATGTAACTTCTGTTCCTTGCCAATTTGCAAAAGCTTGAAGAATTGAACCTTGAAGAATTATTCCTCTTTGTCTAGGATTTGCATAGGGTAAACCCTTAGACATTCCCACTTGAATAATAATTCCGCACAGTTGAACTTTTCTTCCATCTGAAGTAATTACTGGATTGTAATTTCCAATTTGACTCAAATCTTTTAAATTGATGCCAAAAACCCTTACATAGCCATTAGAAGCATATTGATGATATGCGTTTTGATAAATGTCTAAATCTACTTTAAGACAAGAATAATTATCTGATCCAAATCCTGATTGTGAGCTAAAACTAAAAGCGTTAAAACGATTTGGTTCTTCTAATGGCGGGGTAATAGTGATGTCATAAAATCTCATGGGCTTATCTCAAAATTATTGCTACTAAGCCTATAAACTATCTTTGAAGTAGTGAAATATCCATAAACCAAATTAATATCAAAATCATCAGGAGAAGCAACAACAGGATTTGTAACAATTAAAGTGCCATTGTTGTTATAAACATTGATGTAATACCTTGGAGCATAAATATTCCAAGTGCAAATAACTACATAATTAACACCATCTAATGTGGCATTAAATTGAAAGTTTGCAAAAGGAGTTGGATTAAAGTTAACTATAGTCATAATCAATCCGCAAAAGAATTAATATCTGCGGCTGGGGTTTGTGTCCAAGTAGCAGTTGTTTGCAATCCATTTGATACTTTGTTCATCAGCCCACCCAAAACAGACTGAGCTTGTGATGTAGTAATTAATGGTTGGACAAAATCCCATTGAAACATATATTGAACTTGTTTATCTCCAGCAGGGGTTATATCTCTAATGCCTGTTAATAAACAATTTGCATAAGTAAAAGCTGGCGTTAAAACTGTAAAAGTTCCACCAGTTGTAATGTGTTTTTGAATTCCAAACTGTAAAGCTGTCAAAATAGCTTGTTTAATAAGGTATCCACCACCTGTTTGTGCTGGGCAAACCATCAACATACTAATTTCTAAAGGTTGTTGCACTACAGCATTTGCCGCAGTAGCAAAGTTGGCAAAAGGATATTCAGCAACTTGCCATTTAGCTAAAGTACCGCCCGGCAATGGTTTGTAATGAGCAAAAAATTCCCCATTTTCAATTCCCGGAATATCCATCATTTCCGTTAATAAAGTAATTGGAGTATATCCACCAACATAGTCAGCAAGACCACCTACTAGCCAAATAGGGGCTATTTCAAAGGCGGCGGCAAAAGTTGTTTGAGCTAAAGAAGTCATTATTGTTTACCAGACATGGCATTAGCTTTACTAGCTTGACCATCAAAATGAACATAAATATCTGTTCTGTTAGGGTTATAAAGTTCCACATGGTTAGGATCTTTTGCACCATAAGGTCTTTTTAAATTGTATTGCTGATTTAATTCTTCTTCAGTATGTTTGGATAAAAAGTTTCTTAAACTTGTCATAGATACATCCGCGCCTTCACCAAATTGATGTGTGCTTTCACCCGGTTTAGCTACAAGATTTCCTCTTTTACCACCAGAAATCCAAGCATCATATAAAACTTTTTGTTGTGATTCTGTGCGATAACCGCTAATTGGGTCTAATCCAGCCATTTGTATAGAAGCCGCTAATTTTGAATTAACACCTTTTAAAATTGAAAAAGGATTATAGCTATCTAATGAACTATTAATTCTTGCATTAAAACCTATAGCTTGTTGACCATCTTTAGAAGTCCCAGCCCAATTATTGTTTTTAGCATCATTAAACCAATTCATTCCACTAGGTTGATTTTTTAATGATTTATCTGGTATTAATCCAAAAAATTCAGCAACATCAACAATTGCCCTAGATAACAGTTTTAAAGCATCTAAAAATGTTTTCATATCATCTTTGGCTTCACCAGAAGTTAAATATTTACCAAAATCTTTAATTCCTTGATTTACAGTATCCATTAACTCGCCAAATTCTTTACTTTTAAGAATGTCATTAATGGTATCTGCAATAACTCTAGAAAGAGTTGTTAACTGTGGCGTTAATGTTTTTAAATTTCTAAGCAATGATTCTTCAATAACATTGCCAGATTCTTTTAATTGAACCCAAAATTTACGCCATGCTTCATAGTCAGCATCATCTAAATTCATTCTATTAGAGCCAGTACGCAAAGAATTTATAAGGGTTGCAAATTCTTTTGGCTTCATATTGCCAACAGTTTGTAACTGTTCTTCACTTAGAACATCTTGCAAACCGGGGGTCATAGCTCTGGCGACATCTATATTGCCACCAGCATCTTTCATTGCTTGTCTTGCTTTAGTTAAGACATCTGGAAGATTCTGAAAAGCATTTTTATTTAAATTTCCGCCTAAAATGCCAACTTTATATTGTTCTGTAAGGGTAGTTTGTAGTCTTTGAATATTAGACATTACTCCTTCAATGCCACCCAAATAAGGCTCACCATAAGTTCTAGCGGCTCTTAATTGACTTGAATTGACACCAAGACCTGTAGCTTCTCTACGAAGATTACTTGCTGATCCAGCCAATCCACCAAGACCAAATCCACCACCTAATGCGGCATAAGTAAGCCATTTAGCCGCAGATAAAGCGGCTGAAGCCATATTGCTTGCAATAGAAGCTGTAACAGAAACAGCATTTTTTAAAGCAACTCCACCATCTTGAATGGATTTATTAAATGCTTTTTGGCGTTTTTCAGCTTCTTCTAAAGCTTTGTTAACTTCTTTCCATTTTTTGGAATGATCTTCAACAGATTTTTTATACTTTTCAAAAGAAGCACTAAAAGCTTTAAACTTTTCATCTAAGACATCTATTTCAATTACTGATTTTACTGTCATGTTATCTTCCTAGTAATTAAAATAAACTCTTATTCTTTATTGCCCTAATTAAATACCTTTGACGATATTCTGAAGCATCTTCCCATTTAAACCCTATTTCTTTCATAAACTCACCAAAATTTATGTAAGTAATGTTGTCTAGGACACTATGAATGATTCCTTCGCCTTCTTGCCAGTACTTTCTTTCTTGGTCAATATCGGCAAACCACTCATGTACTCCGTACATTCCGAGAATGTAAGCTCCCAACTTCTCAATGCACCTGCCATCTCCAAGAAAGAATTTTTCAAGTCCTTCGGTGCAACCTTGGAGATTGCTGTAAAAAAAACTAAAGAGCTAATTGCTTCAGCTTCCTCATCTTCATTAAGAACTTCATTCTTTACCGCTATATCAAAAGGCATAGTTTCCCAGCCTTTTTCAGTACTAACTATTACATTGGTTAAACGAATAATTTCATTTATTAAACCAAATTTAACTCCACCTGCCCCATCCCAGTTACCCGCCTTTGTCGCAATTGACTTTAGGGCTGGATAAGCTAGTTGGGGTGCGGATAAAGCTAAATGCGCTTGATTAATACTGTCAAAACATTGACTAAATACTTTTCCTAATTCCAAATAAAATTGTTCAAATACAGATCGACTGATAGAAGTGGAGTGGATGTGAACTGTTCCATTATTCTCAGTCTGCACCTGCATCACAAGGGACAGATTACGATCAATTTTCAATTTTTATTCCTTCATTAGATTAAGCAAATAGGGTTGAGTTAATGTTATATACACCACGCAAGCGAACAACTAAACCAGCTTGTGTACCATCAAAAGCAGTTTCTTGAATACTCATTAAAACGCAATTGTTTAGCTGGAATGGCTGTAAAACTTGTGTATCTGGGTAAACTGTTACTGAACCCAAAGTTGTATTAGTTCTAATTTGACTGCTATACGCTTCACCAAGAGCTTGAGTTCTTAGTAAGTGCATAGTGACAGTTCCGTAAATATATGGCTCTGGGCTGGTTACTGCTCCAGTTAAAGTGCCAATAAGCAGGGAAGTATCGCCATCAAAAGACAAACTAATAGCTTCTCTAGCCAAATAGCCTGATGTGACATTCAGTTGAGTGAAGTCAGCATAGACTACGCTAGCTAGTAGCCGATTTAATGTACCTTGTTGGATTTGTGGATTAGATGCCATTTATTTTCCCCTTAAACTGGAATGTTGCTTGCAGTTAAGTAGATCGTAATAGAACTGAATCCACGCAATGGAACGAATGTCAGGCTCAAGCCGTTATAAGTACCAGTTGCATAATCACCCGGATTTTGTGCTACATAAGTAGTAAATGGAATTGCATTTACACTAGCAGGTGAAAGAATCAATCCAAACGAAATACCATTATTTACAGTCGCTTGTGCTACTTTTTGCAAGGTATTAATACCAGCTTGGTTGTAATACAAAGGATTTGTTGGCAAATTAGAGCCATTAATAATAGCGGCTGATAAAGCTTGAGCCACATTAATAGAAAGCCAATCCACACAATACCAGTAATTAAATGGGTTTAAATCCATATAAGTACCGCCTTCAATTAGCGTATTTGAAATACCGCCTTGTGCGCCTGTACCAACCCAGTTAACACCAGCCCCCAACAATTGAGCTTGTTGAGTATTGGTTAGAGTGCTATAAGGGGTTACAGAATAAACATAAGTGTATTCAAAAGGATGCGCTAAATTGCTGGCATTAGGGTTATAAGCCAAAGAAGCCCAAAAAATAGCGGCGGCACTAAATTCTTGTGCTGGCGCATTTGGACTTGGTAAAGTAACAAATGCTGATTTTTTACCTTCCCAACCAGAATAAGTAGCTAATGTACTAGATACATAAAAGTAAACTTGTGCAGTTGTACCATCATATAAGCCAGCCATTGTTTCTGCGCCAACTACATCCCATTCTGTAGGCAACAAATAACTATAAAACTGTGGCGTTGGAGATGTTGGTGGATGACCAGCATTAGCTGTAATGTAAGCTTCTAATTCAGTAATTCCATTAGCTACAGTATTTGCTCCTAATTCCAAAACAAATACTGCTACTGTAGAACCTTGAGCAAAAAAAGTGTTTGCCATTGCTGTTAATTCCAAAGTGGAATTAAGTTGCAAAGTACCTAAAGTAGTTTCAGAACCTGGATTTGTCAATAATGGATAAGTAACTGTATTTGTTCCAGTAGAAGTACCAGCAAAAGTGCCGTTATATCCCGTTGGTGTACATCCAGCAATAACAATTTGAACTGTATCACCGCTTGGAATACCATGAGCAGTAGTGGTTGTAACAGTTACCACATTGGTTTCCCAAGTAAGAGAAGTAATTGCAGTTGCAGGTCTAAGGATGCTGGTTAAATCACTTAACTGAGTTAACAGTTGAGTAGTTCCAGCGGCTAAAGTTGTACCACCTTGTGATACAAACGCCCCTGTCTGCTGTAGCTGATTAGGTGCGCTTGCCACTTGTTGGGTGACAACGACATTTACAATTTGGTTAGTCATTTAATGTGTCCTTCATTTTGTTTCCTTTCAGAATTCGGAACGCCTTTAAAAATTGAAGGTGTACCTTTTTTAGACGCTGAAATTTTAGCCTTAGTTTCCTCGCTCATTTTAATTCCTTTAGCCCAAGAAACTGTACCTTTTTTGGATAAAGAAATTTTTTGCTTAGTTGCTTCGCTATGTTTTATGCCTAATCTAGGTTGTTTACCTTTAGCAAGTTGATTTCCCATCATTTTTTGGGAACGCCATGCTTTCAATTCATTGGATTGTTTATGTCCGACTGTTCCTTCTCCACCATCAGTTTTATTGGCTAACTTATAGCCCATATCTTTAAAGCAAGAAATTAGCAGTCTTTCATGGTCGTGCGCTTCTTCCTCGGTATCCCAGTACGCTAATATTTCTGCATTAAATCCATGTCTATTGACAATATTGTGCCAATGGGCATTACGATGACCAGCAGATTTATAGCGTTGAGTTGTATTACCTTCAGCACCTTTACCAATATAGAAAATTTTTCCAGTATCGGCAGTTTGATGAGAATAGGTGTAAAAACGCAACATGACTAATTAGATGTAGCTGATTGCTAAAGTTTGACCAGTACCGGGAGTTAAAACAATTCCGTTAGAAACTGGAAAATCAATATTAATAATGCCTACAGTTGCAGGAATTACAGCAATTTCATTTGCGGCGGCGGCAGTTCCGATAGTAGCTGCATCGTTAATTGATCCTGCGCCAGAACCAGCTACAACAACGCTAACTTTTGCTACACGACCAGCGCCAGCTTTTACTAAAGTTGCGGCGGTAATATTAAAAAATGTTTTTTGTCCTTGGGCTGTTAATAAAGCACCATTTTGAACTGTTGGGTTGGTAACGATTGCCATTTGTAACTCCTTTTTATACACTTAGGTTGAGATAACACATCTTACTACTTAATTTTAACTTGGAATAGTACCCGCTGTCAGAGAAATAAATGCGTGTTCAATTAATTGTCTTGCAATGTCATTTACTGTACTTTGGTAATAACTTACTTCAAAAGTAATGACTTTCTTTTGAGCCATAATTCCAAGTTCAGATTGAGTCATTTTTTCATCTTGCATTACTGGCATATTCATTAAACCAATATTGTCAGTATTTCGGCTGTAATCAAGGATATATTGCACAAAATTAAGGGCTTCATGGTTACGAATCCCATACATAGTGATTTTGACAGTATCTTTAATTAATTGAAAAGGGTTTGAATCTGGGTCTAATAAAGGAAAATCTTGCAATGCAGTAGTTAGGCTTGGATTAATATCGACAGCCGCATAAGGTGGAACAATGTTTTGATCTACCAAATAAGATGGATACATAGGGAAAAATTGGTTCAAAGCAAGCCAAATAGGTAGGCTATTGGACACAATTACACTAGTTGTATCAAATCCTGTCATTGAATCAATGATTTGAGTAGTCATTACTGAATACAGCGCATCGCCACGATAATGGTATAAATCGGCTTGTTTGTAGAAGTTTGCCCTAGTATTAAAGGCAAATCGCATCCCTTGATAAGTTGCTATATATTGAAACTGAGGGTTAATTAAGTTGAAATCGGCTATTTCTACCAAAGAAGTAAAAGTAGTGTGGTTAAACACAGTTTGACGATCTTCCAACATTTGAACATCACTACTAAAATGGAATGAGCCACTAGCTACTAATTGTCTTGCAGGTACGCCTTCAGGGTAATTGTTATAAAGTAATTTGTTGTATTGCGATGCGTTATAAAGGGCAGAATCAGTCAAAAGACTAGCATTTACCCAAAATACGTATCCGTCTAAAGGCAAAACCAATTTAACATAGAGCGTAAAGGTTACTTGTTCATTACCCGAAAGCGTTTCTACGCCTTGCGCTAATCCAGACCCTAATTGCGGTTTTGCTGTTGCGGCTTCTACGGCTGATGCCATTATTTAATCTCCGCTTTTAAAGAAGCTTCAAATACGCCAGAATACATAAATGATGGGCGCGCAACAGCTTCGCGTTTTTGGTTACGTTTAGTAAATGCTGTGCCTGTACCTTTTAAACCCTTAACTTGACGTTTAGCTGTAAACCCTTTATCAAATCTAAAACTCTTACCATCTCTAGCGGCTTGAGTAGGGATACCTTGTTCTCCGTATGTGGAGGCAATGTTTTCTACTTCGCGCTGGGTAATAAAGTCGTGCATTTTGTCGGTAATTTCTTCGGAACTTACGGCGAATACACTTGCTATATCAACCGATTCACCTTTTAGCATCATTTCTAAGCCAATTGCGGCATCTTTAGCTATTAATTCGGATATTTCTTTTTCACGGAAGTTATAAAACATTGTAAATATGCCGTAGCGTTTTTCCAAGTCCATACCTACTTCATAAGTGGATTTTGGAGGGTCACCATAAGGTTCTGGAACATCTATTACGCCTAGACCTAATTTTAAACTCATTAAGTTAGCCCCCAAAGAGTGCCAAGTTGTTGCATATAGGATAGCGCTACGCGCCCGTAAGGGTCTTTAATGCGCTGGAGGTCTAAGAGGCTCAAGTCGCGCAATCCGTGTCCTATAGAGAGTGCTTCATGGGTGCTTACATCGCCAGCGGCATTTATGACGCCAGCTACAAAGTTATTAATGCCAAATTGATTGCGTAATGTGGTGAAATAGGTTTGACCGGAATAATCTTGCTGAAATTGCAATAATTGGCTACCGCCCCAGTTATAGACTGTTAAAGTGTAAATGTCCTTTACTGTATTAGCAAAATCAGTCGGAACAATGTCTTTAGCGATTACATAGGCATAGTTCCAGCCCGGATCATCAGGGGACATAGCAGTTGTGGGTATCCCCATAACGGCTTGCGCCCACGCGATAAATCCTGTTAAAGAAGGGGGACTTACGATTGGATCAGCCATAGAACTATCCTAGAAATATTTTTTACATTCTAAATCAAAAACTCCCCGAAGGGAGTTCTTTTATACCGACTTTCTTGGTCTACCACGACCTTTTTGTCCTTCGCCTTCATGTATGACCTCAATTCTTTGGTCAAACTTTACTTCTTGATCCGCGGCGTTCTTTTTATCTTCAGTTACTTCAAACTCAATACCGCCTTTTTGCTTAATACCCATTTCTTGGGCTTTGAGCGAAATGATCTGATCTTGAGCCGCCGCTGTAATGCTTCTAGCTTCTTGGGCGCGGTCAATATTTTCTTGATCCGATTGCCCAATACCCGCTTCAATAGCTTCTACGCTAATTGGCTTGCTAAAACGATAGCAAAGCCCACCAAAGCCTTTTTTGACGTGAGTTGCTTCCATTAAGCCGTAAGGAAGGTGCTGTTTAATAATAACGTCAGCTTCTACTTGGGTTTGAACCAAACGCATTTGCGCTCCAGCCCTGATTTTATGAGAAAAAGGTCTTTGATTCTCTGGCAACATATAAGTAAACAAAAAATCTTGCTTAGAGCAGTTTGCAATAAATAATTCCATGATATTTCCCCTAGATGGGTGGGGGATTGATGATGCGAGGTTTTTTAGACCTCCAACCCCCCATAAAGAAAGTAACCAGCATCACTTGGTTTCTTAAAACTGTAAAAAACCACCCCGAAGGGCGGTCAAAATCCCCACGAGATTTTAATAAGCGGCAGACAAAATAGTCATACCTTCTGGACGAATACCCCATCCGCTTGTTGAGCGCATAGTATACAAAGTCGTGATTCCTCCATCAGCAAGCGGTGTAGGAATTTCAGTTGGTGCGGCTACGTCACAAAGCATTAGCGTTGTAGCTGTCTGATTTGGCGTCAAAGTAGCAAATACGTTGGTGTTGATTTGTGCATTAGCGCGTGGGATTTTCAGTTCTGGAGCAACCAAGATGATTGCATCAGTACCGCCGTAGCCTTGACCAACGAGAGTATCGTCAGCCGCGAAGGAAACATCATCGCCACCAGCCCAAGAAGCTACAGTTTCAACTAATCCAGCGGCGGTTTCTACACCAGCGCCGATACGTTGGAATTGTGTCAATGACACGATGCCGCCGTAAGAGATTTGTTGAATGAAGCGTTGTGGAGCTAGGAAAACTAAACGCAATGGTTGACCAATTTGCAGAGTGGTAGTTTTTAGGTTACCAATCATGTTCAACAAGAACTGAGCCAATTGACCAGAATCCCATGTGCTATAGCCAGTATTACCGTTGCTATCTGCGCCTAAGTTCACGCGTGTAGCGCCAGCAGTATTGAGCAAGCCTTCGCCATTGGCTGGGTTATAGCCATAGAGAAGTGCATTACGCAACTGTTGAGCGATACCTTGACGAGCCGCTAAACGGAGAGCTTCTGGTAGGGCATAACCCCAAGCACCAGTAGCCGCTTCATCGAAGTTGTCATATTGCGCGCGGGTTTGTAGACGATAAGTAGCAGTACTAATCATCGAAGGGATAACAGATGCACTAGGCAACTGGTTAGCCGTTGATTGATTAGCTGATACTTGAGTTGTCAACTGAACTTTTTTAGCATAAACATAAAGGTCAGCTTCACCGAGGCGAGGCATAGGATTCTCTGTTGCCAGAGTTGTAAAAGCGCCAGAAGCCAAGCTATATTGCATAATTAGCTCAGGCATCATGTGATGCGGATTTACTGTTACATACGAAGGTGCAAAACCTGACATGATCTAGTTCCTTTCTTAGATTTGAACTACTGCTACAGGAGCAGAAGTAGAACCACCAACAATGGTATTAGACCAGTTAGCGTTACCAGTAACAGAACTATAGCTTACGATCTTGTTACCAGATGTACTGATACGCAAGATTTTGCAAGGAACAGCAAAGTTGCTTGTAGAGGTTGTTGTTAAACGGAAATTTACTACATCCCAATAAACAGTTTCAACAATTGAAGAACCTGCCAAAGCGACTACTGAAGCATCACAAGGCAATGGAATTCGTGCGCCACTACCGAAACGATAGAAGTTTGCGCTCATGCCGGGTGAATACAAAGGAGCAGTACTTTGTGGAGTTGTAATACCTTGGAAAGCTTGGTTAAACACGGAAATACCTGTTGGAGCAATAGAAGCAGTTGCTTGGATCAGAGTAGAACCTAATGTGTCTGTACCGGGCTGTGTATCGCCAGCGTAAAAACCAGTTTGTGCTGTAGGAATTGTTTCAGCAATTGGAACGCCACCCCATAAAGGAGTAGTAGCCGAAGTTGAGAGAACACCACCAGCAAGAGCAAACTTAACTGCTGGATCGTCTTGTGCATCGCCTTGAGTAAAACCTGCGCTGTTTACGTTAAATAAGCCAGCGGCATTGGTTGTCACCATTGGTTGGAGAGAAATTTGTGCGGTCATGGCTTATCCTTAGCGCTTAAAGTTTTCAGTATTAAACTTCATAACCCGATATGCTGGGAGTTTGAAATCACCTAACCATGCTTCCATATCACCACGGAACTCTGTGATGGTACGACCAGCGCGGTCTTTTTTGTGCAATTCGATCAATTGACCTTTTGCAATTGCACCTGTGCCACGGGAAGCGGCGATAGCGTCAGCATAAACACGCTTTTCAACGACTGCAAGCATAGCTTCGTCTTTGATAGCATTGATATTTACGTTCTTCATTTCGTCACTATGGGCTTGCAAACCACGAACCATACGCTTGCGATAAGCAGTTAAGCTTTCACCAGATAATGGGCGTGAAGCAGATTTGCCAAAAGCAGAGTAAACAGAATCAGCTTTAGCTTGACAATCAGCCATTACAGCTTCATCTTCATCAGCTTTTTTAGCTTCTTCTTCATCATCATCTTTTTTGAACTCCATGTGACCCGGATGTTCAACTTCGCCTTCATCATCAGGCTTAATTTCACCTTCGTCATGCTCTTTAGGATCAGAGTGCTCTGCATCCTTCTTAGCTTTACGCATCATGAATTTCTTAGCCTTGGCTTCAGACATATCGTCATCATCCTTTTTCATGGCTTCTTCTTCTTCATCATCGTCATCCTTCTTGGCATCGTCGTCTTTCTTTGCTTTTTTATCAGCAGCAGAAACCAACGGTGGAGCAGGAAGGTTCTTTTCCATTTCATCTTGACGGGTAATTACTTGACCCAATAAAGACATAATGGCATCCAATTTATCGCCTTGGGCATCTGCCTTTGGCTCAATCTTATTTTCAGTCATTTTCAGACACCTCATTGTTAGTTAATAAAACTCCAGTAGCATCGCCACCTTTGTCCCAGACTCCTTTTGAACCCCTAGCTTTCGTTACGATTGCTATGTGATCCAGCAGAAATGGCACACCTTCTATCAAGAGTGGCTCGCCATTCTCAGTAGTAAGTGTAATGTTTCCAGCAGTATTGTCAAACACGACTGCTGGGGAAGTCGAAATCTCGCCTTCACAAATTTCAGTTATTGCTTCTTGATCGTAAATCTTGGCAATTCCCCATACTTCATCGCCCTTAATGTAAGGCAACATAACGCTACCTACAGCACGAAGTTTAAATTCTTCGGGGGTTAATACTTGCGTTTCGGGGTGATCCATAATGACCATTAGCCCATTGCAACGCTTTAAAAACTCATCATTTAAATAAAGAGAAGGGTCACGCCAAACGTGTTCGCCAATGCTGGATCGGAAGGCTAAACCTGTGCCTGTAATACGGATGGCAAATAAGCCAATATTGGCGTACATTTGCGGACTAGCCAATATGCCTTCACTAATTAATTGGGCGATATCTGTTTCCGTTTTGGCTTTTGCTACTTTAAAAGCTATTTCCATACCGGGGTGTAATGGTGTTGGTGGGGTATTAATATTGCACCAATCATAGCCAGTAGACTCGTAATTTAAAGTCACATTGCCTTTATCTACGTCACGCGCGATATAAGTACAAAACTGCCCATCATCAAATAAAACTTCTAATTTGCCTTCATACTCTAAACCTGTTTCTTCCTTGCACTCGCGCCTAGCGGCGCTTTCAAGGTCTGCATCTTTTTCGTTTTGGTGTCCGCCGGGTACTGCCCATGTTTGTGGATAGTCCCCGCCATTACCACGGCGAATTAGCAATATTTCTTCATCTTTAGTGACAAACATAATACCCGCGCAACGCCCCTGCGCGCCAGCATCGTTGGCTACAGGCTCAACGATAGAAGGTTCTTCAGGTACAGTTTCTACGGAATCTTCTTTACAATCATTTTCAGGAACTTTATCTTCCTCGTTCCCAAGCTTTACAATTATTTCGTCAGATTTTATGCCGTTAATGTGCTGGGCAATTTGGCGAAGTTTATCCCCAATATCTTTAACTTGAAGTTTTTGTAGCTCATGGCTTAAATCAATATGAGCTTCAGGAGTTAATAGCTGTGGGGCTTCATCGCCTTTTAACAACTTAACTTCCATTTCTTTTAATAGCAGTTCGTCAAGCCATTCTAAATTCTCGGCTTCGGAATCATCTTTAGTAAATTCTTTTCCTACAGCTTGAGGAACGCCACCATATCCGCCCGGCGTATGGGCGGCGGCTTGCATTAAGCGTTCTTGTGCAGGACTTGTTGCTGGCATAGGTTAAACCCTAGTAAATTTTCTCGATTTTAACGCTATTTACTTCTTTTTGGCTAAATTTCCACCTATACCCATAACGAACTTTATCTTTTCGTATTCCGACAGAAATTGCCCCTGATGTTGCTTTAGGGTGTCCATTTTGTTTTAGCCATTTTACCGCATCTAGACCGCTATTAAATTCTTTGCCTAATTCTACACAGATTACTTTTTTACATAAAGCTTTTGCTACTTTTTCGTAAGTTTCTTTTTTATACGGGCGGTTTCGTAATTTTATTCGCGTTTCTTCTGTAATTTTAATTCCCGAAGACCCTTCTCCTCCGTTAGTATAATTTGCCAAGCTATATCCCATATCTCGAAAACTCGTTATTAAAAGTTTTTCGTGGTCAAAAGCTTCTTGTTCAGTATTCCAATAAGCTAATATTTCAGCTATAAATCCGTGTTTTTTTACAATGTTATGCCAATGTTTATTACGTCCTGTTTTAGCGATTTGTCGATCTTTTCGAGATCCTTTACCTATATAGAAAATTTTGCCTGTATCGGCAGTTTGATGGGCGTATGTAAAAAAAGCCATTTTTATCAGTAGATTTTCTTAGTTTGTAAAGCCTCTTTACCTTTTGCCGTTATCATTTCATCGGGCAATTGACTAACTCGATAAAGGTACTTATAGCGACACCGACAATATACCTCTTCCCCGGGCGCGACTACATTGCTAGTATATCCATCTTTTGGCTTTACATAACCATCTTTTTGCGCCCAATTATTTTGAATTAAATAAATATTCTCATCTAACTCTTTATGATCTTCGCGATAGTTATAACCCGCTTGTTTCCAATTACTATGCCATTTTGCGGCAATTGCGCCATTATCTAACGCTACGATTTCGTTAATATTAGCAATTAACTTGTGGGTTTGGTCAATAATCACGCGCCGTTCTTTAAACGGAAGCATCCCTAATTCTTTTTTAATTTGCTTTTTTTCTTCTTTTTTATCAACTACTTTGCTTCCGCCAATAGGAATTGAAGTTGCCCATCCAGAGAAGCGGCGCAACATATTACTGATAGATTCTTCGCGGTTAAACTTGATAAGATTAACCGAAGCTAAGATGCGGCGATCCAATTCAGCGCGCATTTTTGGTGTTAATCGGGCTACAGTAAATCTTGTTACGTCTTTATTGACTAACCCGCCCTTTGTTACTAAACGATCAAAAGCGCCTTTTAAAGCACGTTCAAGCTCATTTTGGAGCTTTTGCGGCGTAACTAATGATTTTACAGCCGTTTTTCTAAGCTCTTTTACCCAATAATCGAGTCTATCTTGGCTATCGAAGCCATAAATAATAAATTCATTAATGGCGGCTGTGAGGCATTCGTAGAATGTCACAGTTAATCCTTAGATGGTGGCTCAGTAGGTGCAGTTAGCGGAGTCGGAGGCTCATAGTCCGCGATAGCATCAATATCTAGTTGCATTGTGCTTTTGAACATATCTGGCATTTCAGATAAGTTGTCTTGCGCCCATTGAATGGCAATTGCTCTATTTTCAGGATTAATGACAGGCAGAATAGTTCTTAGCATTTCGGTAATACCTTTAAGCTTAACTTCTTCTGTTTTTACTTTTTCGCTTGGGGTTTCTTCAATTAAATTTTCCCAAAGTGGACGGAAAGCGTTTTTCCACTCATAAAAAGCTTCTTCGTAAGTCTTTCCCGCGTACATTTCAGGATATTTAGCTTGAACTGCCTCATAAAACTGTTTGTTCCATGCGCGGTGCATAACAATTTTGTCAAAGAACGTAAATAAGGAGCGCATATCGTTACGCAGACTTGTAACGTACTGGGCAATTGCTTTAGAGTCCTCAGTACCTTCAGCAAACGCATTGGTAAATGCCTCATCTTTAAGCAAAATGGCTGGGGTTTCTGTCGCCGCCGCAATATTGGCTACGATATTGTCCCTAGCCGTAGTCATGGCGGTATCGGTATTGTTCAAGTCGATAGACTCAATATCCTCATCCACATCAATAGACAACACGTTACCTGTAGTGCCTTGCTGGAGCATACTGCGCTTAATCCCCGCGCCCACTTGCATTAAGCGGTTTACGATTGAGCCAGATTGCTTTTGCTTAATAACCAGTAATCCAGCCTTAAACGTCACCAAATCGTCCGTCACCATAGACTGAACAAAGGATTTTAAGGGGTATAGGGCGCGTTGGAACACAGAACGACCTGTAAATCCAAAGCCAGAAGATTGATACGCTAAATAAATTGGCGTGTTATTAAACACAATACAGCTTCTTGATGGGTGATAAGGCTGACCTGCCGCAGTAATAAACGTCTTAGGCTTTTGAAAGTCTGGCGCGTTAGGGTTCTGATTGGTGACTGTTGAGCCAGCAAGGTTTAACGGGTCAAGTTTATTAAAGTAAATATCTAAGTCAGGCAACGCCCAAGGATCAATTGGCTGATCGGTAGGGACGCCTTCAGCGCCATAGATTACGGCGGCTACGCCATAAACCCGCTTTAAAAATGTAACGTCACGGATTACATTGGTTGCTTCTAAATCGTCCCATTCATCTTGGAACGCTTTAATCAGCATATCTTTTGGATGTACATCCATCGCCAAAATGCGCGGTTTGGATAGGGCTAATACAATCGGTTTTTCAATAATCTTAGCGGCTAAAGGGTGAAACTCAAAGATCGCTTTACAAGTCTGATAGCCTACAGGACTGCCCGGCTCTATTGCTTCCGCTTGGAGAAACTCCATCAGCGGGGAGGGTAAGCCTGTATTGGATACGGTTATTTCAGACATAGATTATTCCCTAGAAATATATTTTGCATAATAACACTAGAACCCCAGTTTATTCCCACAGCCTACCGCAACTCCGTAGACATAACAATCTAATAAATCATTGGATTTTTTATTAATGTCTGGATCTCCTAGTCTAAATCCCGCCATTTCTGTAATCAAGTGATTTCGAGTTGCACCTTTGAAGGGGACTGTTTTGTAATAGGCGTGTTCGCTAATTTTGACCTTTTCATTGAAATGGTAACCTGAAATACTCATAGCGCGATCATCTTTTCCAATTTGCACGAACTTAGGTTCAATCTCACGGACGTTCCAACCCCTATTTTGACCTTGTTGCAATAGCACAATACCTGACCCTTTTCCTTCAATAAAAGTAGAAGTAATGCCATAGATAGCTTTTGTCTGCTTTGCTAATTCTTCTAGCCTTGTGAACACAGATGGAATCCAATGCTCTAACATAGCGGCGTCAATTGACACAATATCCCAATCTAAGACTGTTAACGGCTGATCGCTTTGCGAGTTAAGAGCAAAGTACACCACCGCTGTTCCATCGAAGTTTTGACCTGCTTTCATGGCAGAATCAATCACCGCATAGACAGTTTCTACTTGAGTAGGATAAGGAACAGGCAATTCATTTACTAGCAGTTTGTCTACAGCTAACAGGCTGATAGACCGCCAATCAATAAACTCAGCAAGATACTCCTGCCGGAACACAGACTCATGTTGGCGTAATCTTTCAGATTCAATTTCTGCTGGTGGCACATAAGGGTTAGCCAAACTTGGGGCATGAAACTCTTTAAATCCTAAATCGGTTTCATTACACGCCGCCCAAAAGAAATTATCAGGATCAACCCCGTTAGGCGTAGAAAAAACCCAAGTAATACCTTGGGTTGTTAGCATTGTTGGTTTAATTGACTTGTACCAAATGTCATTTTTCATTTGGGGGCTTTTGGTAAACGCCGCCTCATCAATGAGCGTTAAATCATAAGATCGCCCGCGCCCTGCTAACTCATTATCCAAAATTGTCCAAAAGTCAATCTTGCCACCACCAATTAGCTTGATGGTTGCATCATTACGATTAGCGCTTCTAATCACAGGATCAAGCGTATCCCGTAGAGCATCCCAAATTTCAGCTAATTGCTTATGCTCTGGGGCAAAGATACCTACTTGTTTTCCTGAAATTGCTGTTTTAGCGGCTAACCATGTAGCAAAGATAGATTTACCAAAACGTCTGCCCGCGCGTACTACGTTGAGTCGCGTTTGCCCTTTGTACAGATCAACTTGCCCAGCGTGTAACTTTGGTAATTTGACCCTACGAATATCAACCATCTACGCCCGGTTTTATGTGAGCTTCTGCGTTTTCTACAATGATACGGATTTCATTGGAGCTTTCACCTTCTGGTCTAGCGGGCTTCCAGCCATGCAAATGTGTCAAGGCAATATGTTGCGCTTTAGTATCCCCATTTAAGGCGTTAGTCATTAGCGCGCCACTAAGTTCTGCTTGATTTGCGGCTCTGGCAGTTAATACCATATCCGCCGCTTTTGAATCAAATTGGCATAAGCGATTAAAGTCTATAGGCATAAACCCTGAATAAAGAGCTAATGCGTCACCTGTTAGCCCGCGGTAAGCGGCATCGTAGATTTTGTCTAAATCTTCTTGCGTAGCGGTAATTTTATCGGTCTTATGGTCAACTGAATAGAATACTGGGTCTGGTGTAAAACGCGCCATAACTACTCCCCTATAGTTGATTGATAAACCGATATTAGCATAAGCCTTATAGATTGCAAGTGGCTTGTTTGACATAATATGTTAGTGTTTACTAACTTAGTTTTAATTTTTCTAAAATTTTTTTGCGTTTTGCAAAAGAACTTTTTGCGGTGTTCTGAAAGCTAAAAAGTCCGCTGATCGGGTAACTAGATATTAATGACCCCCTTTTTCTTTTTTGATAGGCAAAAAAACCCCCTATAAAAAGCATTCAGCAAACGGCTATTTTTTGACGGCTTGCGTATAACGTACGTTATGTCAAATAAGAATGGGCTAGATTGTCACCCGTTAGCCGTTAGCTAATAGCTGAATGCTTGCGGCTAAGGGCTGAAAAATTAAAGCATAGCGGGGCGCGGGTAGATTTTGCCCTTAGCATTTAGCATTTAGCATTTAGCATTAAGAATTAAGAATTAAGAATTAAGAATTAAGAATTAAGAATTAAGAATTAAGCCCTTATTCATTAGCATTTAGCATTAAGAATTAAGCCCTTATTCATTAGCATTTATCCCTAAGCTAACAGCATTTTTCCATTGTCATATTGTCCATTGTCACCGGCGGATATATTGAGCGCTACAACTACACGCCAAAATACTACTGTATATCTATACAGTATATAAAAACTTGCTTAAAACATAGCATACCTATAATGACAATCTTAACCATAAAAGCCGCTTTTAGCTTATCTTATATAGCCCTAAGCCCGCCCGCCATTTTGACAATATCGCAACAATCCCCGCAAAAAAAAAGACAATTTGACCATAAAAACTAAGGGTAAACACCTAGAAAATAATTTAGCTTTTATGCAACAAAATGCTTTACAAGTAAAAATAATTCAGCTTATAATTATTCATACGCTTAAAAACGTATGACAATTTAGACAATTAAATGATAAGGGCGGGCAAAATGGAAAAGCAAAAACTGTATAAATCTTACGCCGAAGCACAAGCCGAAGCCGATAGGATTAACCAAAAAAATGACGTATCAGCGCTTGAAATTATCGGCGCTTGCATTTTGGGCGGCGTTATAAGCGCCCTTGTTTTAACAGTTTATTTTTACGCTAAGGGGTTTTTATGAAAAAGGTATTTTCTAGCCACAATGAAGCCTCCCATATATGGGCTTCTCAATCGCAAAATGAAGGGCGCGCGGGCAATATCGAATTTGAAGGGCAAACAATCTATAGTTATGGGCGGCATTTTCCTGTTGCGCGCTTCGCGCCCGAATACGGCAATATAGTTTTATTCACTTCGCGCGGCTACTCATCATCAACGGGCAAACATAAGGGCATTATCCGCGCCGCTATTCCTGATAGCTATCAAGTAATATATTGCGACGATCCGAGCCGCCCGTCGTCGCATAATCTTGCTATATGGGCAAATAGAGCCGAGCGCTTGCGCGCTGATTTTAATAAAAATACCCGTAAGATAACACGCGGCAATTTAGCAAGTGAATTATTTGAGAATAACGCCGCCGCTTTTAGTTATTGCGAAGCTACACTAACGCCGCCGCCACAATGGATAAAAGACAACGACGCCGAAAAAGCCGCCCGCGCTTATGTAAGTGAAGCGGCAAAATTGCGCGACGCTAAGAGAGCTATTAAACAAGCCGAAAACAATAGAATTGCCGCGCTTGAAAGCGCCGAGCGGCTCGCTTTATGGCTAACCGGTGAAAGCGTAAATACTAACGGCTTTCAATTTAGCAATACGCTATTAAGAATAAAGGGCGAGCAAATAGAAACAACGCGCGGCGCGAAAATACCCGTTAGCGATGCGCTCAAAATTTACCCTTTATTAGCGCGCACAAAACGCAACGGCGGCAAACTTGAAGCCGGTTTACACAATATCAATTTGGGCGCGTATCGCTTTAATAGTTTTGACGGGGAAAATTTGATCGTCGGCTGTCACGTTATCGCATGGGATCAAATTGAAAAAATGGCGCAAGAATTAAAACTAATTGAAGGGGTTTAAAAATGAGCGATTTAAATAATTGTGACTCTTGCGGCGCGATTGAGAGGGTAACCGATCTATTTTGGGATATTGATAACCCCGAAAATGATAGCGAAGCGATAATTTTAGATGAAATGACAGCGCGCGGCTATTGTGCAATATGCGAAAAATGCGCGAATAATTTAATGGCTATATATTTGGAAAGGGCTTAAAAATGACAATCTCACAATCCGATTTTTCAAGAATGAATAATGATAGTAATGGTAATCCGCGCTATTGTATTCACTTTCTAGCGCTCAATACACCGGCGGAAAATGCCGATTATTCGGGCGATTTTATCACTAGAAAATATAATTTAGCGCTTGCAAGGGCGCGCAAATTAGGCGGGCGAAAATTTCACAATAAGCAATTTGGCGGCGGGATTATTTTCGGATCTATTTATAACCTTGCGGATTTATGCGAAGCGCTCAATTCTACAATGAAGGGGATTAAATAAAATGATAAAAATCACAAAAAAGCAATTCAATACTTTATGCCGATTATCCGATTTTGCCGATTATTATTTAGACGATCAAGAGCCGAGCGGTGAGCAATATTGGAGTGATCGGGAAGAGATAACCGAAGCGCAAGAGATTATCCGCGAGATTGAAGCCCAAAATTTAAGGGGCGAAAAATGAATATTATCCATTTAACAGAATTAGAAAAAGCCGCGCACAATAGCGGCGATATTAAGCAAGCCGCCATTTTAGGGGCTTTTTTAGAAAGCCGCGAAGCATTAGAAAAACTGACCGAATATGCCGAGCTAATAGCCGACGGCTTACGGCGCGGCGAAAATGAGCGCGAAGCATCAACGCCGCCCGAATTTATGCTAATTCAATTAGAAAATTATGAGCTAAAAGAATTCGATCAAAAAATTATGATAGCTAAGGGGTTATTAGAATGAAAAATTATGAGATTAAGTTAAAAATTGCGCTAGATGATAACGGCTATATTTTAAAAAATAATTGGATATATGATGCAATAGCCGAGCAATTAGAAAATGGCGAAATAATCGAATATTTTAAAATACGCGAAATTGAAAGCGAGAATTTAGAATGAGCGCCCTATATTTTGCGGGCGCGCAAGTTAAACGCGAGCCGCTAGAATGGCAAAAAATGGGCTTAAATTATACGGCTTCGGGTTACGGCTCAAAAATTCCTACACAATATAAGATTTTCCACGCTGAAAAATGGCGGCGGGTTTATTGCCGTATTTATTCTAATATTGGCTCGCTATACGTCATGCAAGGGCGTGAAAAAATTATAGTAAATATTGAAGCCTAAAATTATCAGCTATTAGCCCTAAGCATTAAGCGCGGGGCTAATGGCGGGTAATTTTGCCCGTTTTTAGAATAGAGGCTAAAAAATGAGCAATTCTATAAGCTATCAATTAACGGCGCGGCTTGCGAGCGTAAAAAAACAAGCTGAAAAATGGGCGGTGCATAATCCGGCGGGCGCTTACGCGGCGGCGCTTAATCATCAAGTGAAATATAAACGGCGGGGCTATATCGCGTATGATAGCGCCAATTTTTACAATAAAAGCGGCGATTTAAGCGCGTATGATCTCACGGGGTATAATGCCGCGCTAATTGAAGATATAAGCCCGCGCCGCTTTCAATATACCGGCTATTATGCCGATAGCTTTCAGCGCGAAATAGTTAAACCCTATATTGTCAAAATTAAAGCGGGGCGGCGCGGCGTTTTTATTTGCCCCGCTATTGCTTATAGTGAAAGCGATATAGCCCTAATCTACTTTTCACAAGGGCAATTTGCCCCGAATGACGGCGAAAATTTAGAAAATCAAGGGGCTATATATGATGCCGCCCGCCGCGCTGATAGCATAGCCGAGCGCGAAGCCGAGCAAGGGCGCGAAGCCGACGCGCAATTTCAAGCCGAGCAAATTCGCGATGATTTAGCCGAGCAAATTAGCGAAGCCCGCAAAATGGCGCGCGCTCTCATTGTGGCTATTAAAGCGCAACGGCGGGCGGGCATTGATTTAGCGGGCGCAATTTGCGACGCGTTAACCGATAAATTGCGCGAATATCGCGCCGAAATTATCAGCGCCCGCGAGCGCCGCGAAGCGCTAAAAGAGGATTTTTGGTTAAGTGTAGAAGGGCGCTATTAAGTAAACAATTAAACAATGCCGCCTTATGGCGGCTTTTTCTTTTCTCTCAATAGCTTAGGGGCGGCGGCGCATTGCCGCGCCCTTAGCGGGCTATTGTCGCAAGTATTGAGCGCTCTAAAGGGGCGCGGATTATTTGCGAGAATATCGCCCGCGCTATTTAATGCCGTATTTTGCGGGCGCTCTATTGGCGCGGCTTAATGCCGCCCTAATATTGCGCCCTTTTCTATTGGCAAACCGGCGGCGGGGCTATTCTAGCGCCCGCGCAAATGCGACCGCGCTCGCTCATTAAAAAATTGCGTATAAATAGCATTAGAAAAATGCCGTAAGCCCTTGATTTATAAGGGTTTTCCGAATGAAAAAAGTATTATGTAAAACAAGAAAAACGGCTAAATGAGAACAATTCTCAGTTAAATTCGTGTTTTTGACTTAAAAAATGTTTCACATGAAACAAAAAGGCGGGGCTACTCGCTACGTCTGCCTTTGCATTTCAGCTAACTGGTCAGCATCCGCTTTTGCCCCTAAGAGGAATATTATTTTGGGGTATGCCCGCCACCCTGTTTGCCGTTTTCTCTGGCGGCGCGTACTTTAGCTTCTGAGTTAGATTTACCGCCTTTTGATCCCATTGCTTTACCAGCCGAAGATAAGTTGGTGTATTTAATTGCGCCTGAATCGTTTTTGATTGGTTTGTTCATATTTAACTCCATAAAATATTCAGCCCAAGCGTTTGGGGGTGTATTCTAGCCCAAGCGTTTCGGTCTACCACCTAGTTTACCATTGAGTTTACTGCTGATGCGCTTTGCTTCTGAAGATATTAAGCCGCCTTTACGCCCGCGTTCTTGTTGATTTACCAATTGTTTTTCATGTTCTTGTGCTGTCCATTTAAAGCCTGTGCGCCCTGCCCCACCTTTGGTTAAATTGATGATAGGGTGTTTCATATCTTTAAAGCAAGCTATTAGCAATTGCTCATGGCTTTCAGCTTCTTCTTTAGTGTTCCAATTAGCTACAGCTTCAGCAAACCATTCTTTATTTTCAATAGCGGCGTACCAATGAGGTTGGTGGAGGCGTTGTTTGCTAGTCATGCGTGATTTATTTTTGCTCATACCGACATAAAACACTTGCCCCGTATCTTGATAACGATGGATATAGGTATAAAACATCATGCGCTCCGCTTCATGTCTAACACCACAGCTTTTGGCTCAGGTGGTAGCTCAATCATACGCCGTAATTCAGATTTACTAAAGCTACGCACCGCATCTGGTGACGCAAACACCCGCTTCTTATTGCTAGTATCTGCCGCGCCCAGCCTACCACAATCAATCCAACCTGCTTCTTTAAGCGCATGAAGCAAAGCGCTTTGGGGTACTTTATTACGCCCCATGCCCATCAAATCAGCAATACGATCACAGATAGGATGCAAGGGGCTACCAATCGCACCGCGCGCAAAGTCACCTGTACGAGATTTAATCATTTCAACAATGGTGGACTCTAGGCTACTCATGCCTGACTCTAAAAGATTCATCTTAAATTCAGTCATTTCGGGGGCAGAGCCGGGGTTGAATTTAGATACATCACGGGCGTAAAGCCAACTAGCAATATGTTCAAAGTTCCCTGCCCTATACCAGTTGTATAGCTCAAGACCTGAGCCTACCCTAATCTTTTCCATCGCTTGCGCTTCAGAACTAATGCAGAACCAGCGCCGATCTTGGGAAGATAAAGAGATAGGAATCTGCTCATTGGAAAAAGCCAATACGAATAGCCTGTTAGCCATTTTGTATGGATCTTTGCCTTTACGATTAATGTCCAGCATATCTGGCGGGGCGGCAATGATAGGCTTTAGCTTGTTAGCTAATGCTCTACGGGTAGCTGAATCTGGTTCTTTTAATTCATTGAGAATCAATATCTCTGACTCTAAATGGTAAGTGAACTGGGACTGAAGTTTATCACTATCAACTACGCAAAGATTCTTGGAATCTGCACCACAGACTGACCATACAAAAGGCATCCACATTAAATCCTTGCCGCAACCCTCATCGCCAACGTGCAGAACGGCATGATTGATCTTAATCTTTGGGTTTTGGAGTTTGAACGCCATAATATCCCAAAGGTGATCGAGTTCCTTTTGGTTTGGTACAAGCGTATGGCAATGGTTAAGCCAAAGGCTAATATTGCCACCCTTTGAACGGATAACAGGGCGAGCATTAACCCACCGATTACCATGCAATTCACCCATGCTAGACACTAAGGCGCTATCACCGGCGGCGTAGGTTAAACCTCTCAAAGCAACAGCATTGTGAGCTACGCGATTCTCATCATAGCAATTAGCCGCTTCAAGCTTGCGCCCATTATGGATAGACTTGCAAGAGATATGGCGATAAAGCGCATTGAAAGTGCCACGGGAAATATCGTTACGCGCAAGCAAATCGAAGTAAGAATCATCGGACTGAACATAGGCGAATCTGTCATACCAATCTTCCTTTTCTAGCCTACCCAACTCTTTACGCTCGATCTCGGCAAGCTGATCTTCGGGCGTAACTGTGAATAGATTAAAAGGCTCAATCTTTTTGAGCGCTATTGAAAGCGCGCTAGATAATAGTTCAGACCGCACACCGGGTTCATGTCTAGGCGCGCCGTTATCAGCCGCCCAAGATAGAAATGCTTTAGAACCGAAGTCTTGGCAATGCTCATGCCAACAGCAGTAAGCTCGATTGAGAGGGTGATAGCGCCCCATTGGATTGCCATCGCTATGCTCGGCGGAGTTCGGGCAAACTACCCCATACCAACCAGATTGATTACCTTCTTCAAGAATGAGATTGTTATCGTCAAGCCATTGAAGTATGTCGTCGTCCCCATCATCTATTAAAGAGATAGGGCGAACAAAAGCAGTATCGGCTTGCTCAGGGTTTACCCCTAAAGCTTTACAGATTTGGTCAAGATTAAACTCACGATCCACATGGAACTCTAAAAGTTTTGCTTCAAAGAAATTTTTACCTTCTTTTAAGTTAACAGAACCGGGTACTCTGACATTACGCACCGCATTAGTAGCGCCGCCATCGGTATAGCCCGCCGCGGCAATCGCTTTAATAGCGGCGGTGAATTCACCCTTAGTAGGCTGGTGATCGAAGTCAAAAACATAGCCCCATTGTTGATTACCCGGCGATGTTTCCAGCTTCCAAGTTGGCTCTAATGGTGGCACTTTAGATTTAGTGCCAATATCATCTAACATCAGAAATAAAGTGTGTTCACAATTGGCATTAGAAGCCGACATTTTGCCGTCTTTAAAACGATTGATAATAAAACTGCCAGTATTAACGTAATGAGAACCATTAGGCTTGTAGCGTTCAGGCAACATCGGAATCCAAGTATATTTTGGTGTCCCGTCGCCATGCAAAGCGTGTTCACCATTGGACATGACAGGTTTTTGCTTAACCACCAAAAGAGTTTCACCCTCAGCAGGTAGTTTTGCTAAAAAGTCAATGAATTCGTTTGGTGATATAATTTTTTCAGCCATTATCTTGTCCTCTAGCTTGATTATTGGTTAGAAAGCCTAAACCTTTTTACGAGGGTTTAGGCTTTTGGTTTATTAGTTTACTACTTTTCAGACGTGTTTCCATGAGTGTTTATACCAAACGCCGTGAATTGTATGGACAGATACGCCAAACTGTTTTGCTAGATTAGGAGCGGACATATTCTTTTTTCGTATCTCTATAACTGCATTGCGATTTAATATTCTGCCTTCTTTATTCATTCTACGCTCATCATTTACATTTTCAGCGGGTGTACCATATCTTAAATTTGAATAATGGTTATTGCATTTATTCCCATCCCAATGTAGAACGTGTAACCCAATAGGACATTCACCTAAAAAAGCCCTAGCTACTAAGCGATGTACCCCAATTTGAGGACGCGCTGTTCCGTTTGTTAACGTAACACAGACATAACCATTATTTTTAGTAACTAAAGCCAAATTTTTACCTTTTCGCAAAGCCGTTTTACCGCCTTTTGCGCCGACTTTCATGTCTTTAGATCGAACATCCCCAAATTCGCTTACTTCATATCGATCCCACTCAGGAATAGTTTTCCATTTCATTTGCCGTACCTTTGCATTATTTTTATTTCAACATCTAAGGGCAACTCTTTCCCCCAAACAGGTGCAGCGCACATAATTTCATTTAATCTATTTTTTACTTGCTCCGCATCATTTATGTCACATTCTACCACTATTTCATCGTGACAATGCAATATTACATCTAATTTTTCTTCGTTGCAAAATCGTAAAGAATTACGCAATATGTCATTAGCAACAGCCTGAGTAATATTTTCGCAAGCCAACCCTTTCCAGAGTCTAGCTCTAGCCCATTCAGTATCGAGGGCGGCGGGTTTCCACGCGGCTTTAGCGTAAGTTACCCCCTCCTGATCTAGTCTGGCATAGGGATAGCATAGCACTCTGCCGCTGGGTAAAGCATACCAAAGGTGCAAGCCATCAAATAAATACGTTACGCGCCCAGCACTAAACTCATGCCCTATGTTTCGCATGGCTCTGGTGTACGCCGTTTCTAGTTCTTGCCAATATTGAACAGCCCATTGATTAGCTCTACGCCAAGCATCAACAGTCTTACGAGCATCAGACTCAGGAAGAATAACGCCGTAGTTGCGACCCATAGCCGCAAAAGCCCCAATGCCGCCACCATAGCCGCAAGCAAGAATAGCAACTTTCCCTAGCTGTCTACGATCAGGCGTAACTTCAGCCTCATCGCAACGAAAAATCCCTGCGGCTTCGCGGATATAAATGTCTTTCCCTGCTCTAAATACATCAAGTACTTCTTCAGCTTGCGGTTTGTTAGATAACCAAGGATTGCAACGGGCTTCAATACCTGCCCAATCTGCTACGACTAGGTATTTACCCTTAGCAGGAATAATTGCAGGGCGTAACATTCCTTTAAGTACATCGGTTACGCGTTTACCATGTTGCGGCACAATATCGCTACCCTTTACCATATCGTTACGCACTTGCTCAGGATGTTTGGCGCATTTGCGGGTGAAATTGTGAACTTGTAGCCCCATGCTAGACGCCCTACCTGTAGCGCTACCACCATTAAACATAAACGCGCCTCGGACTCTGTGATCTTCTTCATCAGCTAAGTTCACCATGCGTTGGAACTTAGCTACTGAGGATGCCCATAAATCATCAGCACATTGAATTACATCCGCAACATGAGGTGGCACTTGATCGGGATTCTCATCAGCAAAGATAAGTAAAGAGTTACGCACATTCTTATCAATGGAATACTTTTTACGTCCTTCTTTATATGACTCCATTAGCTTTAAAGCTTCATCACCTACTCTGGATTGCACCCACTCGCGCATCTTGGGCGAGCGTACTGAGGTGATCTCACCTTCAGTAATCTCTACTACCAGCTTTTGAACTTCAAGGATTTCTTCTTCGGAATAGAGCATCGCGGCTTGTGCAAGTGGCACATCCACCAATACGCCTCGATCATTAATGCGCTCATTAACCCAATAGTCGAGTTGTTCCTCGCTAGATAGCGGGCGCATCGCCCCGCTAATATTCCGCATAACCCTGACGTCTTGTTCGCAGTATTCGACCATTTCTTTCATAAGTATGGGATCGTCATTGAACTTGCCGTCAGGTTGCGGAATACATAAAGCTCTTACTAATTGTGAACCTCTAAAATCTTTTCGCATAGACGCCCCTGCGAAACGCCCTACATCTTCAAGAGAGCCGGGCGCGCAATTAGCCCTAGCCTGAGTAGCGGTGCAATAGAATTGCTCTAAATCAAAATTGATTTGCAATACATACCAAAAGATCAGCCGTTCAAAGGCGGCATTGTGAGCATAGATCATTCCCTTGTGATTGCGTACTGCATCAGGAAAGGGTTGGTCAGGAGTCCACGTTACAACATCAGCATCACCAAACGCATAAGACATACACAACACTTCGGTTGAACTATCTTGCGCGTAGTTATACACGCCACGCGTTAACAGATTGCAACGGGACTTTGTTTCAAAATCGCACCACAAAATACTCATTTGTTTCCCCACCTAGTGTTGCGACCTTTATTTAAAGCATTAACTCTTTCAACAGTCATCCAAGTTCCATGAGATACCGCATCTAAAATATTTTCAGTCCTAGTTCCCCATTTAAGATTTTCTAACCTGTTATCGGCTGGATTTCCGTTTAAATGACGACATTCATGGCGTTTAGGCGCACCCCCAACAAAAGTTGATAGAACTAACGTGTGAACACAAATTGAATTTCCTCTTCCAAAAGCCACAGATAAATGACCGCTGGACATACGACCCGGTTTAAGAAGTTTGCCTTCTTTATTTTTTACAAAAGATTTTACGTTACCAAAACTACTAACTTGATATTTACCTTCATACCCTGGCACATCTTTCCAAATTTCTTTCATACAAACTCCAAGCAAAAAGCCCTAAACTGCAATCTCGTCCTTTGGATCGGACGTTGGCGGACTCGATAGGTTCGAGCAGATTGCAGATTAGGGCTTACCTATATTGCGCCGCCAAGCACATAGCTCATTATATCACTTACCCTGTTGATGTTTACGCCCAGACCCTTTTTTGGTACTAGATCCGTTCTTGGTATGGTGAATCTTTGCACTCTTAGCCCCAAGCCCGGGGAATATATTTCTAATGTTTACCTGCGCGGCTTTAACCATCTCCATTTTTACTTGAGCTATTGCTTTACGAGCATCAGGAGATAAAACTATTTGATCTTTGTGATTCATATTATTCCTCTAGTAAATTAGGTGGGGTCAGTAAGTCTTTTTAGTCTTTCCACTTCGTGTAATCAAGCTGAATAGTGTCGAACTAACCCCATATTACTTAAACTGCTCTACGGCGGCGCGTTGGCGCTACTGCTTCTACTTCGTCAACCATTGGTGGCTCATCAAGCTCCAACTCAGGTGCTTTAGCTTCTTCAGCGTTCATATCTAACCAATCAGTTACAGTAAAGATAGGTGTATAGATACGACCATAAGATTTATGGGAATAGTGTTCTGATCCCAAGCTCACAATAGCTACAGGCTTAGTAGGGTCTGCATCAATTTGAGTCGCAATTAAAGCGCCTAAAGTTTGAACGGCACGTTTACCACCAACAGAAGTTGTAGTAAAGCGCGCTTCTAGCCCTTCCTCTTCACCTGATATACATTTTATAGATAAGCCGACTTGTGTTTCCCAACCGCGTTTAGCTCCGGCTGGGGCTACATCTAGCTCAGGCAATGGTTGGCTAATGCCTACCATTTTTTCACCTAAAGGCTCACCATCACCCCATGCAATAAAACCATGAATAAAGCTGAAAGGATTAACCGCCCATTGCGAGCCATCTTCTACTTCGGTTTGATCTGCGCCAAACACCCAATGACCGGTTTTGTCCATTTTGATAATGACACTACCGACTTCGGCAAGTTTAGGAAGGTTTGATTTAAGCGCATTAGCTAAATCTTTTACTGCTGGGAGTCCTGCTGATTTAAAAGTTGTCAAGTTTGACATGATATTTCCTTAGTTTAGTTTATTAAGGGCGGCGGTAAGTTGCCTCCCGATGTTTAAAACCGCTGGGCGCGGATCATTCTCTGCTACCAACGTACTACCACTACTTACAGCGACTACTAAATCATCTAATACTGCTTTATTACTTTTACCAAGCAATTTTTCTGCTTGTGCTGGTGAAATTAATTCAGGTGGTTTATAAGGCTGTACACCTAGAGTTGTAAGTGCTGTAAGCGCTACATTATCATTTTCCCATTGACGTATTGCTCTCTTAGCTACTAACTTATAACCCGGCACATTAACATCAGCTTCAAGCATTTGATGAGCTAACTCGCGTAAATCTTTTACCCATTCTTCTAACATATCTGCCTGAGATAAATAGGTTGCAATCTGCGATGGATTTAAATCTTTTAACGCTAATTGTGTAGCCCGATCTACTGCGCCTGTCATTAAAGGGCAAATAGGCTTGGCGGCACACCAACGACAATGATCGCCTGAAGCCATCATTGCATCAGCGCGTGTGGAATCTTTGACAGCGGCTACAAGATCACGTTCAAATTGTTCTAACCGCGCTACAGTTGTTGTCCAACGGCGGATTTCAGGAGGTTGAATAATGATAATTTCTACTTCTTCTATATCCTCAAAAATCCATTTGGCTTTTTCTGTGTGCATAGCCGCACGACCATAAAACATACCTTGATCGTTTTCTTCTGCTTCAACAATTACGCCTGATCCAAACTTCCAATCAAGCACAATCGCTTTTTTAGGTAGTTTTCCTAATACATCGGCAGAACCAAAAGCGCCCGGCAAATGGTTACCAAAATCAATCTCCGTTTCAACCATGAATTCCATTTCACCATCAGGATCAACTTCACTTAAAAGTTTTAACGCAGGGTAAATTTTGGCGTCTAAGAGTGCTTGTGTAAGAGTATGCTTTTTGTACTTCATTCCAAGTAAAGATTCAGGCGTAACGCCTTTATCTAAAATCTCAGCAATAGCGTTATGACATAACGTACCTTCATCAGCATATTTGGAAGAAGGTTTTGGTGGCATCTTTGCTACAAGAGCGACTGATGCGGGGCAATTGATAACACGTTTAGCGGTTGATCCGCCTACGATACTTGAGTGCTTTGCCATGTGTGTCCTTTTAAATTAGATTACCTTTAGAACTTCCAGTATACACAATAAAATTGATAGCGCAACAGATTTTATGATATATTTACAACATGACAAGAAAAACAAAAGCATTAAAAGAACATGAAATTGAAAATTACTTTATCTGGCAGGTGGAAATAATGGGCGGTAGAACCTTTAAGTTTAAGACAACTACGCAACGTGGGGTAGCAGATCGTATTGCTTGCTTACCCAATGGCGAAACGTGGTTTGTGGAATTGAAGCGTCCTAAAGGTGGGGTTGTATCCCCTATGCAAGAATTATTTGCAGAATCAATGGTTGCGTTAAAGCAACAATATGTGTTGCTAAACACAGCCGAAGCCATTAATGAATGGGCGGCAGGTATAAAGCTATGAAACTACGCGATTATCAAGAACAATCAGTTGACTTCCTATACGAGCGCGATAGGGCGATGATCCTTGCTTCCGTTGGCGCAGGTAAGACGGCTATTGCCCTTACAGCTATGCAAGCCCTATATAACGACCATCATGTCAATCGCTGGCTTGTTCTTGCGCCTAAACGGGTTTGCACCGATGTATGGGCGCAAGAGTTGGCTAAGTGGACTCCCAAGATGAAGATGGCAATAGCGGTAGGAACGCCTAAACAACGTCAAGAAGCCTTCAAATCCAAAGCGCAGATCGTTGTAACCAATTACGACAATATCCAAACCTTGCCCGATTTAGCAGGGTTTGATGGCATCGTATTTGATGAATTAACCAAACTCAAAAATCCTTCTGGTACTAGGTATAAACACCTACTTAAAGTAATTGATCGTTTTAAGTTTCGCTGGGGATTAACAGGCTCTTTTACGTCTAATGGTTTAGAAGATGTGTTTGGTCAATGCAAAGTAATAGACCAAACCCTATTGGGTAGGAGCAAAGGCGCGTTCCTACAGCAGTACTTTGTGTGTGTCAATCGTGACTTTGGCGATTGGCAACCTCGGCTGGGCGCATTAGAAGCCGTGATGCAGAAGATTCGCCCAGCCACCTTCTTATTAGAGTCAGCCGAATATAAAGATAAGCTCCCACCCTTGCACACAATAGAGATACGTTGCAATTTGCCAGACCGCGAACCATACGAAAAAATGAAAAGGGACTTTGTTTACCAATTTCCAGAAGCACAGATCATCGCGGCTAATTCGGCTGTAGTAACTCAGAAGCTACAACAGATGGCATCAGGCTTTTGTTATCACACAGAACGAACACCCTCTAGTACCGCAGGGCAGTTTGATTCAGTTAAAACACCTGTATGGTTCTCAGATCACCGATTTGAGTCACTAGACGATCTTTTATCAGAGAATCAACACGCTAATACGTTGCTTGTTTACAACTACAAAGAAGAACTAGAAGAACTCAAACGCCGTTACCCTCATGCCCAGACAATCAATGACTATAAGGCTATCGAGCGTTGGAATGAAGGCAAGATTGAGTTGCTATTGATTCACCCCAAGTCCGCTGGGCATGGCTTAAATCTTCAGCATGGTGGTAGCAAGATGGTGTTTGTATCTTTGCCTTGGAGCTTAGAATTGTTTGAGCAAACCATAGGCAGATTGCATAGAGGGGGGCAAAAGCACGATGTTTGGTGCTATATCCTATTAACAAATAAAACGATTGATGAACGTATCTGGGCGGCTTTAGCGGATAAAAGGGCTATTTCAGACATTGCAATTGAAGAACTTAAATAAATTTGTTGCACTACAAATAAATCTGTTACACTAAAATCCTTGAAAGGAATTAAAAATGAATTGGATTAAACAAATCCCTAAGACTAGCGACTATAGCTGGAGAACTTTGACTAATATTTTGTCAAGCCTTAATGAAGAACAAGTATTGGAATTGCTTAAATCAGAGAAAAAAAATGAAAAGCGTTGGTCTATTTTGCAACGTCTACATCAGCGATACAACACTTTGCGCGTAGCAAGAGAACGCGTAGAGTTATTTGCGGTCACTAAAAAATGAACGAAGTTGAAAAGATGCTGATTGATGGCACAACGGCATATATGACACCAGAAGTAATTGTCATATTTAAAGTAGAACCCAGTTATGACGCGATAGCTAAAGCGCGGGATATATTGGATAGCGTTACAGATACCTTAATTTTGCAGGATTTAAACCTAGAGGAGAAATCAAATGAAACATGAACATATCTGGACAGCAAGCGGGACTGACATTGAAGAACGCTGGATCAAACAGTACGGATGGGTTCGCCCATCTGAACAGCCTGAGTATCAGGCAAAGTACAAGTATTATCAAGAGCTTCCTTTGCGGAAGTTAGACGATGTAGCAAAAGCCCAGTACGAAAGTGTTTTAAAAAGGGCAAAAGTAGTACGCATTAAATGAACGATATAGCCATGCTATTTGCTTTTTTGGTAATAGCTGGCTTTATATTAATTATTATTTTATATATTAGAGGATAAATAAAATGAATGACCTTTCACATGACATTAAACACGCAAGACAATTACTCAGCCACATAGAAATACTGGATAATAACGCTCATATCAATGGCTATAAACCAATTTATGATGCAGTTCAAGAGCTACAAATTTGTATTCAACTATTACTTATAAAGACAGCAGATTACGCATGACTACTTTTACTACCAGCGACAGAGAAGAAGCTGAAAAAGAACTGTATAAAACCCCTATTGTCCCTTGTGGAGTAGGGGAGCTTCCTCAAATGGCGGTAAAAATACTTGAAGCGGATGAACCAATCCCTTTTTTTGGATGGCTTAAAGATAATGAAAAATGAACCAGTAGTGTGGACTGCTTGCTTGGATTGTGGCAAAAGGGTTACAGAGGATTCTATTCATACTTGCTCGCCACAGTTAAAGACACTAACAGATGAGGAGAGATTCTGTGATTGATTTAATAATTTATGGTGTATTGGTAACGCTTTATTTAGCTGTCTTAATTTATTTTGGTGGAATTATCATTCAAAAAGATATGGTTAATCGGAGAAGAAAATGATTATATTTCATGACAAAGATGGAAACAGGCTCGCAATGACCGAGGCAGAGGCTCTTGCGCTAGGCTACACATATGAACATATATGGAAAAGAGTAAACCCTAATCGGACTTCTCTGAACGTAAATGAACTGATTGAATTTCAAGGAGATAAAGCCTCTGAAGCTAGGGCTAATGGTTTTTCTGGCGAAAGATTTATGCAGACAGCCACCATGCTCCGCCAGCTACAAGCTGAGATAAAAAGATTAGAAGAACAACTAAGCATAGCCTATGAAGAAAATGACAATTATTGGATTGAAAAGGGAAAAGAGAAATGATTAACTTTTTGTATTTTATTGCGGGTCATGCGCTTGCAGTATGGTTATTTTGCGCTGGAATTTATGGAGTTATGAAATGACTAATGAACCAATAGCATGGATTCTTAAAACAGGTCATGGCACAAAGATTGTAGAGAAGAAGCCTTATTGTGAAGTTGATTATTGGAAACCACTTTACACACAGCCAACAAAGACACTAAAAACAGATGAGGAAATATTAAAAGAAGCTAGAGAATCAGCCGACTATTGGATGAACCATTTTGACCGACACAGCAAAGCAGACATGGAAATCTTGTATCGCCATGTAGCAGACAAATTTAGAGCAATACTAAGAAAGGCTTAACGCCATTGATGCTTTTTAATAACTTGCTCCGATTCATAATCGGTATGGCAAAAGGCATTACAAAATAGCCCTTTAACAATATTATCATTGCAATATAAACAACGCCCAGTAAAAGAATGATTTTTGGGTTTAGAGCGAGCAATTTGAATAGCTAAATCCCGATCCCGTTCTTCATTGTCTGAAGCCATATCGTAAATATCGGTCATACCAGCCCATCAAATAATTTTTCTTCAGCTTGTCTACGCTTAAGTAGTCCAGCCATGTGACGACCAGCCGCCATATCCCATTTTTCAAATTCTAATGCCGCACCTTTCATATCGCCAGCATTAATTTTTTTTAATAGGGTAGAACCAGCAAAGTTCCCTGCTCCAACATTAAAAACAAAGTCTACAAGGGCATCAAATTCATCTTGAGTTATGTCTGTATGTATTTTATTAGCTACTGTCATTTCTGATTTTTGAACATCTTGCATTAATAATTCTTCAGCTTGTTCTTGAGTTATGGTCATATTGGGATGAACATCAGAACCAGTATGCCCATAACCAACAGTCCAAGGGCTACCACCAGTTCCCGGATCAGGATAAGAAGTAAGTCTGCATCCTTCAAAACTTTCTGTAAGATGAAGCCCATTTTTAGAATAAATCATTTAGCTACCGCATCATATTGAGCATAGCAAGCTTCTAATCCAGTTCTTATTTGGTCTGCTCTGGAAGCTTCCCTAATAAGAAATTCTGCATCCTCGGCAGAAAGGGCTGTCCCAGTTCCATTTTGTCCATTACTGGAGCTTTGGCTACGATTGGGTCTGTTCCGCAAGCTGATAAGAGCATCAGCAAGCTGGGAATTAATACTAGCAATTTGAGCATCTTTAGATTTCCTTATTTTGTCAGTATCTTCTTGGCTTTGAACTTCTTTATCATGCACAGCTTTAGCTTGAGCTACTTTATAAGCATCCAATTTATAAGATTCATATTTTCCATAACCAATGCCACCCATTGCTAAAACAGCAAGACCAATCATTAAATAACTATTTATAGATAAAGGAAACATTACTCAATAGGCTTGGAAGTCACAAAGCGCAATATAGCAACAATAACGCCAATCCCAATAAGGATAAAGCCATAATATTTTGGATCAATACTATTTTGCACATAGGATAGGTTATCAAATAAAGCACCAAATATAACAAGAAGCAAGGAAAACCACATAGTCCTTGATTTGTGCATTGCTTTCATTTTTTTTTCAAAATAGGCTTTTTGATAGTTTTTTTAACTGCTACTGGTTTTTTAGCAGTTTTAGCCACTACTTTTTTGGCTATTGGTTTTTTTTTAACAGGAAAAACTGGAATAATAGCTGGTTCAGGTTTTTTACGAAGTAAAGCACAAATAGTTTTAAACATTATTTATCTGCCTTTTTATCCAATTTGTCCTCTATTTTGTCTAATTTTGCAAAAATAGCAATAGCAATTTTGTCAAAATCTGATTTAGACATATAGTTTCCAGCTATAAGAATCTCAATAGTGTTTACTTTTTCTACCAAAACCTTATCTGCCGATTGTAAATCTTTAACTGCATCCCAAATAACTTTTAGAACCCATCCGCCCAAAGCACCACATAAAGCTAACGCATAATTAAAAAGTGTTTGGTCGAACATAAAAAGCCTTTTTATAAATAATTTTTAACAATCTCTGGCTTTACAAAGCTACTAGGATTATGTTCTGTTGCTTCCCACCAAAGAAACTGATTTTTTGATAGATTATCACGATTTTCAAGTAAATTGGTGTTTTCTGGGTGTCCAAATATCAATGGGTCTGATACTGACCAAAGAACAATACCCGATTTTTCTTCATCCCAAGCTAAATGCTGGAAAAAGCTGTCTACGCCAATCCAGATTCGACATTCTTGGATTAACTTTCTAAGTTCTGGAATTGGTAAATTTTTACGAAAATCAGGTACTAACTGTTCTTCGCCTTCTACGCCTATTTGAATAATAGGCTCATTAATCATGGAGATTAATTGTTTCCAATAAGGGTAGTTTTTAGGGTTAGTTTTGCCATTTCTTAATGGTTTAGCAAAAGGGTGAATGATTATCATAAATAAAGCTTTCTGTAGGCATTTTCTAAGCTATCAGTCCACTTCCATTGATCCATCTTGCCATAGATATTCCATTGATCTATGTTACCAAAAAGGTGCTGTGCTTCAGCTATAGAACGACAAGGGATTATTTCAGGATAGCAACCAAAGACAACTGGATTTTTGATAGAACCCAATATGGAATTAAATACAATATGATCCCCAAGTCCAGAATTGAGAACAACAACAGTATTGTCATCAAAACTGAGTGTGTTTCTAAATATTTGTTCGTCATGGTCGTACATCTCCTTCTTTGTTTCAGCACGAATACCCCCTTGAGGGTTTTTCATGTGCCAAGAAACAGCATTAGGTACAACCAATACTTTATATCCTTTTTGGTGTAAACCATAGGTAAATAGCGTTTCTTCCCTGTGCGCTACCCTAGAAAGCCCTGTATTAAAGTCATAGACCCCTGCCCGATATAAAAAAGAACAATGTAAATGCTCTACTTCCCTAATGCCATCAATAAAATTCCATTGAATATTAGGCTCAGAATCAATGTCTTTAATTAACCCAGTAGATTTAGATGTATTTTGTAATGGTGGAGTAAGTATTGCACCACCTACAGCCCCAACATTAGGGAACTGTGTAGCATGGCTATACAGGCTTTGCAAGACTGTGGCTTCAGGAACGCAATCATCATCTACACGCCAAACCCAATCAAAATCCATCCGATTAGCCATTTGATGAATGTGATGTTGTCCTTTTTTTTCAGCAAATAACCACTCCCATTCAATACCTTTAATAGCCATTATTTGAAAGAAATGCTGATAAATCATTTCTTTTCGCATATCTTGGGGTTCATCATTGTCGTCAAAAATAACAATTTTGTTAGGTAGCCAAGTTTGATTAATAACAGCTTCTAAAACTAAAGGAAGCGTTGTGTGATAACGCCCCCTAGTTGCTATTGAGCATAGTATTTTAGGCATTATCCCACCTACAAATCATTAAGTTACTTGGGTTTTCAGGTGTGATTTCTTGTGGCATATCTGATATTTGTCCTACATGATTAATATATGCAAATTTAAAACCTTGAAAATGGCTTTCATTTAAACCATGTAGTCTGTGATGTTCACCCCAAAAGCCTTTTGGTTCATTGTAGGGAACAGAAATTAAAAGTTTTTTGCAATGTTTTTTAAGTTTTTCTACTATCTCTAAACCATTGTCTAGGTGTTCTATTACCTCAAAAGCTATAATTGTTTGATATTGATCAAATTCAAAAGTATTTATATCTGCATGATAAAAATCAGCATTTAACCAATTTTGCTCTTTAGCTACATCAATAATAGTTTGATCGTAATCTAAACCTATGTATTGACCACTTAAAAATTGACTTCCATATCCAGTAGAACAACCAATTTCTAAAGTAATGTAACCTTTTTTATTTTTTTCAGCCCATTCATATCTGGTAGTTTCTCTAGGGAATACTGGATCGCCTTTAAGGAATACGGCTCTTTCATAATTGTTAGAAAGCAAATATCTATAGTGTTCTGGGTTATATTTTTTAGCCAATTTTAATTCATTCTTATAAAACTTTTGTTTCCAATCTTGCACCAAACTGTTGTCATGGACTGTTCCTTCAGCTACATGATATATAGGAAAATCGCCTTTAAAGCCAACATCTACAAGGCTAAAACCATTTTGATCTGCTCTAAAGCAAAAGTCTATATCCTCACATCCACCAGTTTCAAAACTCTCATCTAATAAACCAATGGTATCAAACACTTTTCTATCAATCATTGTGCAAAAGAAAACACCAAACTTTTGATTTGTAATTTTAGAATGTAGGGTTAATACTGAAGATATGTCAGCATGAAAATCATCAAGTCTAGTTAACCATTGATTTTTTGGTTGCTCTAACAACAAAGTGTCATTGTTAAGCAATACTATTTTATTTGTTTTAGCGGCTTTAATACCGACATTAGTGGCTTTGGCAAAGCCTAGAGGTTCATCATTCCACCACCATTGCATATTAGGAATAGCAGTTTTTAAATATTGTAAATACGCTTTAGTGTTATCAGTACAGCCATTAGCAGAAATGACCAACTCTATGTCAGTCATTTCTGTGTATTTTATTATTGAATCAATACAAGGTTTTAAATATTTCTCACAATGATTGTAAGTCGGTATTACTACCGAATATTTTGGGGATTGCATCACTAATCCTTAAAGTTTATTTAAAATTATTGTACCGCAGTTGGCTCTACTGTTTCTGCTGGAACAATTGCTTCTAAAGATTGCTTTAAAAGGGTGATAAAAGCATTTTTTCCCACATTAAGCTGATCCAAATTAAATTGGCTAGAGCTAATTTTTCTGTCTAAATCTACACAATGATTAAATAAAGCCTGTTGCTCTGTGGTTAAATCTTCAAATTGATACTCTACATTGTCGATAGTAATGGGTGTTTTTTTGTTTTCCATTATGTTTCTCCTAGTTAATATTTAAATAATTGATAGCTATTCCAGCCTACCACTTCCGCTATGACTTCTTTTAGGAGTAAAACTAATTCGTCTTTGTTGATGGATTCTATAAGTCACTTATGCTGGTGGGATTACATCAATTATAGGTGCAATAGTATCAACTACAGGCTCAACTACAGGCTCAACTACTGGAGGAGCAGTCCAAGGCAATGGAGGATTAACAACTGCTGGTGTGTACTGAGCCGTAATCCACGCACTAATCTTGTCGGAATACTCCGCCCATGTCCATGCTGGTGTATAGGTCTGAATCCATCCCATGACTTGTTCTTCGGTGAGTTGGTCGTATGGCGTGGCGGCTTTGGGGTCGCTTGTTGGGATGTCTGTGGAACCCTGCATAGCAGTCTCGTATTTTTCGTCTTTTCCAAGGTAGTTCCAATAAACCCTAAATACATATAGGGGTACTGCTTCGTAAAGAGGATAAGCCTCCATTGAGGTGATTGTTGTTGTGAATTCGATTGTCATTGTTTTTCCTTTAAAATTAACCTACGACCCATGCCGTGCCTGAACTGTAGACTGGTACTGGTACTGCTCCACTTCCTGCTACTGTTGATCCCCATGTAGGACTCAAAGCATCCGTTACAAATGCTCTTGCTCCTACTCCGCTTGTTGATGCAGAAGGTAGAGTAGCTACTGTGTAGTTAGTAGATTTAGTAACACCATAGGTCTGAGTTAGTATAGTGTTTGTATTACCAATGACAGTAGTGTTAGAGCCTAGTCCTACTGCTTGGTAGCCAATCACCATCTCGTTGGTGTTATTGTTGGCAGAGCCTACTGTCTGAATACCAATGTAAGTATTATTAGTTCCTGTGGTATTAGCGTTAGTAAATGGAGTTTGCCCACGACCAGCAGAAAATCCAAGAGCCGTATTATTTGCTCCTGTATTAGCAAAAAGACTTTGATAGCCTATTGCAGTTATAAAAGACGATGTTGCATTTGAATAGCCAGCAGAAGAACCATAAAAACTGTTTGCTGCTCCAGATGTATTGGAATATCCAGCTAAGTACCCAGAAAATGTACTATTTCCGCCAGAGGAATTTAAATATCCAGCTTGATAACCATTAAAAGTATTGTAATTTCCTGTTGTATTTGAATAGCCAGCTTGATAGCCGTTGAAAGACAAAGAATTACCAACACTATTACTATACCCAGCCTGATAACCCACCGCCACATTGCCTGTACCTGATTGCAAAGTAGCTACTGGCACACTAAAGCCACTACCAGTACCACCAATAGAGGCGGCTGGTGCTGTTAGAACAGTCGTAGTGTCTTTAAAGCCAACACCATTAGATGTTAGTGTGACTGTTGTTACTACTCCACCAGCGACTACGATTGTTGCCGTAGGGTAAGTGATTGCAGAGGAACCCGAAGATAGTGTCATTACTACACCAGCGTATGTACCATTGGTGTAACCTGTACCGCCTGTTACTGCGCCTAGTGTGGCAACGTTGGTTGTGTTGTTTTGTAAGGCTTGGTGTCCAAATGCAACTAAATTACTAGCAATAGTATTATTATTTAAAGATTGTGCGCCAAATGCGGTTGTATTATTTGCTAA